GCAAGGCCCACGTGTCCGACAACGCCCAAGTGTCATCCACCGCCCGTGTGTACGGCAACGCCCGCGTGTACGGCATCGCCCAAGTGTCCGGCGACGCCATTGTGTCCGGCTACGCCCGTGTGTACGGCGACGCCGAAGTGTCCGGCTACGCCTGCGTGTACGGCGATATCTCAGGCAAGGAGCAGGAGTGAAATATGAAATTCAAATTTACAGACGAGACTAGGATTACCCCCTCCGGGGAAACTATTTACCGCATTGAAGCTATTGAGGATATCCCTAGCCGAGGGGTTAAAGTTGGAGACAAAGGGGGATTTGTTGGTAAATCTGCTCAGGTAACTGGTGATGCATGGGTGTATGACAACGCCCGTGTGACCGACAACACCCAAGTGTACGGCAACGCCCAAGTGTACGGCAACGCATGGGTGTCCGGCAACGCCCGAGTGTACGGCAAGGCCCACGTGTCCGACAACGCCCAAGTGTACGGCGACGCACACGTGTCCGGCAAAGCCAAAGTGTACGGCTACGCCCTTGTGTACGGCTACGCCCGTGTGTACGGCAACGCCCAAGTGTACGGCTACGCATGGGTGTCCAGCAAAGCCCGTGTGTACGGCAACGCCCAAGTGTCCGACAACGCCCAAGTGTCCGGCGATATCTCAGGCGCGGCACCATGAAATTAGTAAAAAGGAGCGCATAATAATGACTATGCCCGACGAGCGCCGCAGAGCAGTGCACAACACAAGGGAGTTTCTTAGGTCTCTTTTAGACCCAAAAGTAACCCCTAAAGTACCTAAAACAATCCGCAAGCAAGCGTACTGGGTTTTAAAGCACTTCCCTAGCGATAATGAAATTGAAAAAGCACGCCTTAACTATGCCGAAGTTTTTGGGGATAAAAATGACTGAACAAGAAAAGATTGATTATGTAGCCCGGTTTGGACACCAAAGCAATGTTATCCGCCTAGTCTTTAACCTCAAAGACCGCCTAGGAATTGGAACGGAGTATTTAACAATAAACGGCGCCTTAGCTGTAAAGTACGTGGACAACAAACAAGTAGGCCCGGTACGCGATTTTCCTGTAATGCCCAAGAAAAACAAGTAGTTAGTGGCAAGGGCGGAAACATGCCTTTAGGCCGATAACAGAGTCCCCGCCACTACTCAGGACCCCTAGATGCTTAAACCGCATTTAGGGGTTTTTGTTTGCGGGCACTATATCCATTATAGAGAGGTTTAAGATATCCTTGGACCCTTGCCCGACTAGGCTACTCCTGCATGCCTAGCGGTTGACCCCAGAGCAGGAATAACCAAGGATCTATAAAATGGCAAATCGTAACTGGCCCAACTCTCGTCTTTACTCGCAGCATGTAATGCCCGTCTCTCTTGACTGTCAAATCGCTATCGGCGCTGCCGGTGCCCCTTCTATTGCCCCAGGCAACGGATATGGTATTTCTAGCATTGCTCGCCTTGCGGCAGGCCAGTACCGTTTGCAATTGCAAGATAACTTTTCAAAACTGTTGCAGTTTAAAGCTACGATGCAGGCCCCCCTTTCGGGCTCTCCTGTAGCCGCCACTGCCCTCGCTCCCGGTTCGGTTTACCAGATTGTGTCTATGGGTACCTCCTCGCAAGCCAACTGGGTCACCGCAGGTCTCCCCAGCGGCATTGTTGCTGCCCCTGGAGTGTCTTTTAAAGCTGCGGCGGTTTCAGTTGGTACGGGCACTGCGTCCCTTATCGGCTCAAGCGATGTTCACGCGGTCGAGCTTATTAGCTCGTCCGTAAACATGCTCATGAACCAGCCTCCGGGCACTACCTCCGCTCAACTCGGTGCGTTCGTAGACTTTCAGTGCTTGCTTTCTAGCGCAATTGGAGACCCGGCTAATGGGTCCCAAATGTTCCTGGAAGTCGTTCTTAGCAACTCCAGCCTCCAGTAGTCCTTAACAGCGTAACCACAAGAGGCTAGAGGGTGCGTTCAAACAGTAGAACCCTCTAGCCTAGTGTTTAGGAGCATATGGCTATCCCGGCTACCCCCAGCAATATGATCATACAGCAAGCTAACCATCAAGTGTTGGTAAGTTACAATCTTGCCTTGAGTGCTACCTCCTATAACATTAACCGCAGCATTGACCAGATCAATTATACCGTAGTTGCCGTTATTTCCGCTAAACAGTACCTAGACACCACGGTAGTCATTGGTACCCAATATTTTTACAAGGTCTCAGCTACGAACGTAGACGGCACTAGCCCGTTTACGCTCCCTCAGTCGGTCATCCCCTCCCCCAACGGTGAAATGGCCCTAGCGCAGATTAGACTTCAGGCCCAGCAACGTGCGGACAGGGTCAACAGCCCGTTTGTGTCCACCGCCGAATGGAATACCTACATTAACCAAAGCCTCTTTGAACTATATGACCTACTGGTCACCGCGTATGGGGAGGAGTACTTTGCAGCCCCCGTACTAACCTTTACCACGGTAGGTAACACACAGTTCTACCCCCTTCCCAACGGGATTAACTACAGTGCCGCTCCCGCCTTCTATAAGCTTCTAGGCGTAGACCTAGGGCTTAACCAAAGTGCGCAGCCTAACAACGGATGGGTAACGGTAAAACGGTTCAACTTCATTGACCGTAACAAATACTTTTATCCTAATACGCAGTCCACCATCTACGGCGTATTTAACATGCAATATCGCTTAGTTGGCAATCAAATCGAGTTTATCCCTGCCCCAAGTGCTAATCAACCTATCCGCATCTGGTATATTCCTCGCATGGAAATGCTCCTGCAAGACACCGATATCACTACTTCTGGCATCTCGGGCTGGATTGAGTACATCATTACAGACGCGGCAATCAAGGCAATGCAAAAAGAAGAGTCCGATGTATCTGTGCTTATGCTGCAAAAGGGCGTTTTGATCAAACGTATTGAGGCGTCGTCTATGAACAGAGACGCAGGTCAAGCCGATACTATCTCGGATACCCGCAATCGAAACGGCGGGAATTCGGGCGCGGGTAGTGGGTTTGGGGCAGGTTGGTAATGGCTAAACAACTCCCTACCATTCAAAACGTAGACCGCACGTTATCGATGCTCCAGAGTCAATGGAAGGCTATCCTAGATAACCTTTTGGCTGCCCCCATGTCCGATTACGTTATGTTGTCAGACTTAAAGCTTGTGTCTGGAAGCAACGTAATTAACCACAAACTAGGCCGCAAGCTAGTGGGTTATGTGGTCACCCTAAAAAGCGCCGCTTCGGACATACATGACAATCAAACGGTCAATACTATGCCCGACAAGACCCTAATCCTAGTAGCCTCTGCGCCGGTTACTTTATCCCTAATGGTGTTTTAAATGGCAGACTTTAGCCTTAGCCCTAATATGCAGCTTCCGGTCCCTGTAACCGGCGTAGCCCCTGGTCCGGAGTGGGCGGACTTGCTCAATGCCTGCATGGCTAAGATTGATGGTCATGACCACACGCCGGGCTCAGGGGTAAAAATTACTCCGTCGGGCCTTAACATTTCCGCCGATCTGCCTTTAAACGCCAATAACCTCACGCTAACTAGGTCGGTGCAGTTTTTGTCCCAGGGCGCGCCTATTCCAGACCTGGCTTCTATTTACGTTAACGGAGTTGACCTTTATTTTAACGATCTGTCCGGTAACCCGGTGCGCATTACCCAATTCGGCGGCGTAGTGGGTACTCCAGGGTCCATCTCTGGCCTAATAGCTCCAGCGTCCGCCTCTTACGTAGCCCTTTCCGCGGCTTATGTGTGGCAATCTGCGGCTAACATCTCTGCCAATATGGACATTGGTAGCCTTATTCTAAGGAATAACACCATAGGTTCCTTTGGCCTAACGCTTGCCCCCCCGGTAGGAATGGCGGCAGACTCTACTATTACGTTGCCTGTTATCCCTGGAGTAACTAGCACGCTGCTTATGGATAACACGGGGGCGATGACTACCCAAGACGCTCTCCAAAGCTACCTCCCTCCTGGCGTAGTTATGGACTATATGGGCGCTACTGTTCCTGCCGGTTGGTTGTCAACAGACGGCACCGCCGTGTCCCGCACGGTGTACGCTGCCCTTTTTGCGGCTATCAGCACCATTTATGGTCCCGGCGACGGGGTCACCACCTTCAATTTGCCCAACTTAAACGGGCTGGTTACCGCAGGAGCGCCGGGCGCTTTGGGGGGACTAGCCACTACAGGCGGAGCATATGCCCACACGTTAACTATTGCAGAAATGCCCTCGCACATCCATACCGATGTTACGGGACACGCCCACACTATTAATCTTACACAAAATAACGCTAATAATCTTCCGCTGATTAGCGCCATTGGTTCCCAAAATGGCGGCAATAACTCGCCAAATACTACCTCTGTTGCACACATTACTATTGATGCAAATGGCGGCGGCGGCGCGCATAACAACATTCAGCCTTATATGGCTGTTAATAAAATCATCAAAATCTAATGGCCATTACTAAAAGCAACCTCAGCCTTAACTTTACTCAAGGGGTAAACACCAAGACCGACCCTTGGCAAATAACCCCCGGTGAGATGCTTGAACTATCTAATTGTCTATTTAACACAAGCAAGCTGTTGGCTAAACGTAACGGCTTTGTTGAGCTTGCGCCCATTCCAGACCTCTTAATCAATACTGTCACAACGTTTAAAACCTCGTTAACAGCGATTGGGGCCTCTCTATACGCTTATGTACCTGAGATCAAGACTTGGTACAATAAGGGCCTGCTTACCTCTGTAAACCTTTCTGTACAGCCTGTAGGACGTAGCGGTGCGTCTCTAACTAACCAAGATAGCGCCACTACGCTTGGGGGCCTCTCTTGTGTTGCTTGGGAGTCATCTTTTGGCGGTTCCGCGTACCAGATAGTAGACAGTATCAACTCACAAATTGTAGTGGCTGCCATAGATTTGCCCGCCACCGCCGTGCAGCCTAAAGTATCGATATTAAACAGGTATTTTGTAATAACTTTCGTGGTTACCGTTTCTGGTAGCCCCCGCCTTCAATATATTGCGGTACCTATTAGTAACCCTACAAGTCCAACACTACCCGTAACCATGGCCACACAAATAACCGGCCTAACGGCCCCCTATGATGTTGTGGTAGCCAATAACACCCTCTACGTTGCTTATAAAGCAAGTAGCAGCACTATTCGCTTGGTTTACCTCTCCAGCACACTGGGGTTGTCCAACACGGTAATCCTAGCTGGTCAAGTCCCTACTGTCATCTCGTTAGCCGCAGACAGTACAGGGTCAACTCCCGACATTTGGCTCGCCTTTGCCAAAGCTGGCCCAACGGTATACGCCGCAATGTACTCGGCAACGCTTATTTCCCAACTCGCTCCTACGCTATTAGACTCCCCAGCCAACGCCGTACCCTCTATGACCGGACAAGCGGCTAACGGGGTACTGACTCTAGCTTACGGGCAACGCATTCAGTCGCTCCCTGCCCCTCCCACTTTGGATCATATTTTAACTAACACCATAACGTCTTTGGGGGTTATTGGTACCCCTGTAATTGTAGCTCGGGGGCTAGGGCTTGCTTCCGAAATGTTCGTTGTGTCAGAAACCCCTTACGTCCTTACCCAGTACAACAACACCTATCAGCCCACTTACTTCCTTTTGGACCTCTCAACAGGTAAAGTAGTGGCTAAACTGGCATATCAAAACGCGGGCATTGAGCCTGCACGCACCCTGCCCACAGTGTCCATCTATGGCTCTAAAGCTTATGTTTCCTATCTATACAAAGACTTAACTACCGCAGCTAACAAAAGCCAAGGCACCTCTACCCCGGGCATTTACTCCCAAACCGGCGTAAATGTTGTACAATTTGATGTCAATACGGTGCCTTTGGCCTCCTCTGAGATAGCAAATAACCTTCATCTATCGGGGGGTTACCTTACTATGTACGACGGCGGCGCCCCTGTTGAGCACGGGTTTTTACTGTACCCCGAAGGCATCACACTTACCCCAGGCGGCGGGGGCAGTATGTCTGCCCAACAGTACTATTACCAAGTCACATACGAATGGACAGACGCGCAGGGTAATTTGCACCGCTCTGCCCCTAGCATCCCCCAGGAGGCAACTCTAGGAGGTTCTTCGGTCACCCTAATCATTCCGACACTCCGAGTCACGCAAAAAAAAGAAGTGCGCATTGTGGTCTACCGCTGGAGCGTTGCCCAACAGGCTTACTATCAAGTTACGTCTATTACCGCGCCCCTAATGAACGACCCTACGGTAGACTCAATTACCTACCTAGACACACAGGCAGACTCAAGTATCTTGGGTAACCAGTTAATCTACACTACTGGGGGGGTTATTGAAAACGTAGCGGCCCCTGCCTGCACCCACATGTGTCTGTTTAAAAGCCGCCTGTTTCTTATCGATGCAGAGGACGAAAATGTTATCTGGTTTTCTAAGCAGGTAATTGAGGCTGTACCCGTAGAGACTTCGGATTTGTTCACTATTTTCGCCGCTCCTAGTCAAGGAAGCCAAGCTAACACTGGAGGGGCTAAAGTGCTCGCGGCTTTGGATGACAAGCTAATTGTATTCAAGTCTCAAGCCGCTTATTACGTTACCGGCAGCGGGCCAGATAACACTGGGGCGCAGAATGACTTTTCTGATCCTGTTATCATATCGGCCACCGTAGGCTGCGCTAACCCTCAAAGCTTGGTTTTAATCCCCAACGGCCTCATGTTTCAGTCTGACAAAGGAATTTGGCTACTAGGGCGAGACTTGTCTACAACCTATATTGGCTCAAACGTAGAAAAGTACAACAATATTAAGATCATATCAGCGGTTAACGTATCTAAAGACAATCAAGTACGCTTCTCCCTTGCAGATGGTACCATGTTAATGTACGACTACTTTTATGGGCTCTGGGGCACCTTTACTAACCTGCCTGCCGAGTCTGGCACGATGTTTCAAAACCTTCACACGTATGTGGATCAATTTTCCCGTGTGTTTCAGGAGAGCCCCGGTAAATACCTGGACGGCTCTAAACCTGTCCTATTGTCGTTTAAAACCGGATGGTTCTCTTTGGCAGGCTTACAGGGCCTAGAGCGGGCATATTTCTTCCAACTCCTAGGCCGGTACATCACTCCCCACACGCTTACCGTGGGTATCGCGATTAATTATATTAACAGTGTATTGCAGACGGTTGTAATCCACCCCGACAACTTCACCCCCAACTATGGCGACGCGCCTGGCCCTTATGGCGCAGAAGACACTTACGGGGGTATCCCGGACCCTGAGCAATGGCGTATCTTTTTTGAAACCCAAAAGGTCGAAAGCTTCCAACTCACAGTATCAGAAAACTACGACGCCTCTTTTGGTGTCCAGCCGGGCGCAGGGCTTACCCTTTCTGGCATAAATCTTGTAGTGGGAGCTAAGAAAAGCTACACAACTACTAGCAGTTCTAGGTCAACCGGTTAATGGGCACTATATCCATATTTGAGGTGTATTTTGGGTAAAGGTAAATCCGCGGGCATGGGAGCGTTAACCGGGGCGGCCTCTGGTGCCGCCATAGGCACCGCCGCGATGCCTGTCATCGGAACCGCCATTGGCACCGTAGGCGGCGCCCTTGCTGGCGGCCTAATGGGGTGGTTTGGCGGGAAAGATGATGAAACTGATCCTACAATGCCGGATATTACTAGCCCCGTTACGCAGGGGCAGCTTAACCAAGCCCACGGCGCCACGCAAAGCGGTTTGGAGCAACAACAAGCGTTTGTTAACGCACTTAACGCACAAAACGGCATTGGTAACCAAAGTCAGGTCTATAACCAGCTACAAGGCATAGCAAGCGGCACTGGACCTAATCCCGCGCAAGCCATGCTTAACCAAGCAACCGGCGCCAATGTGGCCAACCAGGCCGCTCTAATGGCCTCTCAGCGCGGCTCTAGCGCCAATTCAGGCATGCTTGCCCGTCAAGCTGCCATGCAGGGCGCCAACATTCAACAGAATGCGGCAGGCCAAGGGGCAACTCTTCAGGCAAATCAATCACTTAACGCTATTGGCGCTGCCGGTAACATTGCTAATCAACAGGTTGGGCAGCAAGCCAACGCCGTAGGTAATTTTAATCAATTTGCCCAAAACAACCAGGGGCAGCTATTAGGGGCGCAGAGTAACTATAACAACGCGATTACCGGGGCGAAGGGCAATGTTAACTCCAACAACCAGCTAGCGGCAGATCGAGACGCTAAGCAAACGGGCGGATTGTTAAATGGCGTGGGCGCTGCGGCGGGGGCTTTCGCCAAGGGCGTGGGAGGGGGCGGATCGTCTGATACAGGGTCTACCGACGCTATGTTCAAGATGCCTCAACTAGGCGCAAACGTGGTTAAAACTACGCCTTCTGGCCCTAGCCTTGGCGCCAATTTGAACTTCGCAGGGGGCGGACCCGTCGGCGCTGCCTCCTTTGTAGGCCGCCATCTCTCAGGTAAGCCTCAGCTTGCGCACGGCGGCACCGTGGACGCCCTTGTCTCCCCCGGTGAACGCTACCTCCCCCCCGCGGAAGTCAAAAAAGTAGCTTCGGGTAAAAAAGCCCCCCTTAGCGCAGGACAAAAGATTGCGGGTACGCCAAAGCACCCCGGTAACGACTACCGCAACGACACCGTGCCAAAGAAGCTCCAAGAGGGGGGGATTGTTATTCCCAACTCTGTCCTGCAGTCTAAAAACCCCCATGCCGCCGCCGCCACCTTTGTAGCTGCAGTGCTCGCTAAGCAGGGACTTAAAAAGTGAAAATAAACCTCAAGCGCATCAAGAAAATTGCTTCCGATGACCACACCACCACGTTGCGCACCCATGACGGACATGAGGTTGTGGTTAGCCACAAGTCTTTGCATCCCGCCACACGCGGCGCTCTAGCCGCCATGCCCATGATTGGCGATGGTAAACTTAAAGCTATGGCTCAGGGCGGCGCAGTACAACAGGGCGGCCCGGAAGTTGCACGTAAAGAGATGTACGAGTCAGGCGGCGGCGTAGAGGAGTCTCCAGACCCCTCTGATATGGACCCACAGTCCGCGCCGGCAAATAAAGCTGCGCCTAAGAAGTTTGCAGAAGGTACGCCCGACGGCCCTATTAAAGCCCCCCTTATCCCGGATGATATGATTAACCCTAACGCCGGGGCTATGTCCCAAGCTAGGGCCGCCGCAGCACCGCAGGAGATGACCCAGGGCCAGCAAGTAGCAGTTGACCCCGGCGCCCTCCCCTACGGTATCTCTCCTGAGCAAGCCCTTAGCGGTGACCAGGCCCCTCCAGCCGCTACCCCCATGCAAATGGAAGGTAATGCGCAGCCGCCAGCGCAAGCCCCGGGCAGCCCTCCAGCACAACCAGACCCTTACGGATTTAATGCGCATGAGGCGGCGTATAATCAAGGGCTAGAGAGCGAAAAGAAGGGTTTGCAGCAAGCGTCTAGTGCGGAGGCCGCCGTAGGGCAGGCTCAGGCTCGGCTACTGGGTACACAACAGGCAATACAAGCTACGCAAGCTACTGAGTTTCAGACTTATATAAAGGTTCTGAATACCGAGCGTGAGTCTCTAATGGCAGACATTAAAAACCAGCATATCGATCCCAATCGGTTTGTTAATAACATGAGCACCTCCTCTAAGATTTCTACGGCTCTTGGTCTTATTGCTTCTGGCATGGGGTCTGCAATGGCGCATCAAGAAAACCTTGCGGCTAAATTCTTGACTCAACAGATTGACAATGACATTAATGCTCAAAAATCGGAGTTAGGAAAGAAAGAAAACCTTCTATCCGCTAACTTTAGACAGTTCGGTAACATGCGAGACGCCATGGACATGACGAGGGTTATGCAATCCGACATCTTGGGCAACCAGCTTAAGCAGGCGGCGGCCCAGCAACAGTCTCCTATGGCTAAAGCTAACCTATTGAAAGCTTTGGGACAACTAGAAATTCAATCTGCCCCTATCGTCTCCCAAATGGCGATGCGCAAGACTTTACTCTCTGGCGCGTCTAAGGGGCAAATTGCCCCCGAGTCAGTTATCCGCATGGTTGTTCCGGAGCATGAGCAAGCGGGAGCTACCAAAGAACTGAAAGAAGCTCAAACCTCTTATAAAGCGCGCGACAACGTACTAAGTGCTTTTGACAAGATTGCCGAGATTAATACGCTGAGTAACCGAGCACTTAGCCCTTTTCAATCAACCCGGCAAATTGCCGCACTTAGAGACCCCGTGGTAGCCTCCCTCTCTAAAGAGACGGCGGGGCGCTTTACTGAGCAGGACGCGCATATGCTTGCCACCCTCTTCCCCCAGGCCGGTGATACCCCTGAAACCCTCATCATGAAGAGGGGGCAGACTAACAAGCTTATTAACGAAAAGCTTAACTTCCCCGCATTAAAAAAATGGGGTATTGACTTATCGAGTACGGGCAGGTATGATAGTGTTGGCAATCTTAAGATTGTAAAATCCGCTCCAAAGCAAAAGTAAAGGTATTACCATGAAGGTAACTAAGAAAAAGTTCGCAGATGGAGGCGCTACGTATGGAGCTAAGCCTACTACGATTGAAGAAAGCTCTGTGGATGGAGCTAAGCATATTACGATTAAAGGGGGCCCTACGTATGAAGCTAAGCCTACTACGATTGAAGGGGGCTCTGTGTATGGAGCTAAGCCTATTACGATTGAAGAGGCCCTTCTCTCTATGCAAAAGCGAGATATTGCCAATACGATAGGCCACCAAGTCTATCCCGCCCCTAACCCCGCTTACTTTGAACCTAAATATGGAGCTAAGCCTATTACGATTGAAGAGGCCCTTCTCTCTATGCAAAAGCGAAATATGGCCAATACGATAGGCCAAGCCTATCCCGCCCGTAACCCCGCTTACTTTGACCCTAAAGATGAGGCGTTAGAGAATCCTCTGTTTAGCCCAGAGGACTTGGTAGCACTGCCTGCGGACCTCGCGGCTAAGGGTGTTATGCGTGTTGGAGAAGCTGCGGCGCCCTATGTGAAGGCCGGGGCTAAGGCTATAGGTAGAGGCGCTGCGGCGCTTATGGAAGACGAGTCAGGTAACCTAGGCCGTAAAGGTGTTCAAGCCCTTATGCCAGAGCTTCCCCCTGAAGTCCCTATGTACTCTAAACTGGAGGAAACGGTTAATTCTAAAATCCGTCAATCCATGCCCAGTGAGTATGTTAAAGCTACCCTCAAAAATGCAGGCGTCACTGCGGACGAGCTAGAAGTTTATGGGGTGGACGGATTTTTAAAAGGTAAAAAAACCGTAACCCCCGAAGAACTAAAAGAGTTTGTTAAAAATAATCGCCCCAATATTGAAAAACACTCTTATGGCGATAAAATTGAGAAGTTTGACGATGCAGGCATTCCGGAGGATTTTGAAATATCCGACAGGGACATAGCTAGATCGTGGGATAACTTAGAAGATAAAGATGACTTTGATGAGGCGTGGATGGAGTACCGAGACACCCTCAGGTCCGAACACTCCGACAATCCGATAAACAGGTTTAAAGTTGAGCCCGTAGAAACGCGCGGAGGCTCTACTAAATACGTTTTAGATTTAGGGGATGAAGAGTTTACTACGGGGTACGGGCAACGCCGTAAATCACACACCGGCAGCTTAGAGTTTGGTACTGAAGACGAAGCGCAAAGCGTTTTAAATGATATTATAGATAACTGGGAAGAGGGCTTTGAGCTTTCTGATCAAGACACCGCCAACGTAGCGGCGCCCTTTATTGAAGCTCACGGCGTGCAAGTGCGCCGGGAGGCTTGGGAACGGGCTTTAGAGGAAAACCCCGACTTAGCCCCTCCCGCCAAAAGTCTCCCCGATGGGGCGCTCAAAAGGGCAGAGGCGCCCCTTAGCGGGAAAACTAAATATAAAAATTACACGTTAGAGGGGGGAGAAAATTACCGTGAGGACCTCTTTACCGGCCCAAGCAAGACTTCATTTACGGCGGAGCGAGCAGAGAAGGACTTCCGCAGCGTAGTAGCTAAGACTGAAGACTCTCTTACCCTAAAAGGGGTCGATACGCACAGTCCGGAAATGGCAGAGTACGTCGATACCTTACGCGACTCCGCAAAAGTAGAGGATAAAGAGGTTGTAAAAGCCTATGATGCGGTTGTCCCCCCTTGGAAGCGCACTGCTAAGTTAACTATTTCTCAAAAAGAAGCCCAACTTGAGGAACTTGAGGGCGAACTCGACGGTATAAACAGCGGGTATGAGGCAAAAAAAGATGAAATCCTACGCGACGCGGTTGAGGCGTCGCAGGAGTCGTCGGTTGCTCAATTAGAAACACTTGATGCTCAAAGAGATCTTGCGGCGGAGCTTAATCGGGACAAACGCGTCAAATTACGCAAGGATACTGCAGATTTAAGACTATCTCTTGAAAACACTTCGGGTGAATACAAGGGTTCCCATTTTGGCGACCGCCAGCCCAATATCTTTGTGCACGCACGCACTACCGAGCGCGACCTTCCGGGCGTTGGTAAATCTTTGCACGTAGAAGAGATCCAGTCAGACGGGCATCAAGAGGCGCGGAAGGTCGGCTATGTGGGTGAAGCCGCCAAGCCTTACACAGGTATTGTATTTGGGCAGGAAGTACAAGATGCGCACTTAGCTAAGATGCAAGGTCAACTTGACGAATACATGCGTAAGCACAACCTCACAGACCGCACTTCGGCCTTGTCGCAAGCGGAGCAAGCGGGAGTATTTAACCCCCAGGACATGCAAAAGCTGGCAGATATCCAATCCTATAAACTTCACCAAGAAAACCCTTCCGGTATTCCTGAAATGATTATGGCTAAAGGTTGGGAAGACCATGGCTTTAAGCGGTCTTTGCAGAAAGCTGTTGATCAAGACAAGGATTACCTGACCTGGAATACGGGCGAAATTTCCGCCAGGATTAACAGTACTCCCAAAGAAGGACATGAGGGGCAAAAATTTGCGTATGATAAAAAATACCCTGGAATTATTAAACGGTTAATTAATCAATTTGACTCTAGCATTACAGTAGAGAAGGTACGAGTAGGAACTGGAGAAGGCAAGACGGCGGAAGTTTGGGGCATCAAGCTCACCCCTAAGCTTAAAAATGCTCTACGCAAAAAAGGATTTGCTAACTTTGCATCAGGCGGTATGGTTGGCTACGCGAATGGCGGCGGGGTTGTAGGCAGTCAACCAGGAGACAATGGAACCTTAATTCCTTATGATGCCGCTCCTACCGATGCTGCTCCTACCGATGTTATTGACCCCTATACTCCCGATCCAATTGATCAACAATCTTCAGATGTTAACGTAATTACCCCCGAAGGAGACCTCGTCTCTATCCCCCAGGAGAGTCTGGCGCAAGCGTTACAGCTTGGATACTCTCACGCGCCACAGCAACAGGTTGAAAATCACTTTCAACAGAAGAAATATGGCGCTGCGGGGCAGCAAGCTATTGCCGGACTTGAGGGCGTCGCTTCGGGCGTTGTGGGCAGCACTTTGGCTACCGCCGCTGAGCGGGGCTTTGGGGTTAACCCTGCCGATATCCGCGCGCGAGAAGCTGCTAACCCCGGCACCCACTTAGCCGGTGAGGTTGTAGGCTTTGCTGGTAGCGCATTAGCGGGCACAGGCGAAGCTGCTTTACTAGGTAAGGCAGGGGAAGCTGCCGCCAGTGCTGTAAAGCTTACTGGGGGCTGGCAGAAGCAGGTAGCGCAGGATGTGGTAAGGGCGGCCTTTGAGGGTGTCCTTTACCAGGCTGATCAGGAGCTTGGGCGAGTAGTTAAACAAGACCCAGAAGTGGGCGCAGGGTACGCGATTGTCAATATTGGCTTAGCGGGCGTCATGGGCGGTGTATTTGGAGGAGCAACGGGCGCAGCTTTGAGGAAACTCGGAGTGCACCCCGAATTACCTTCTGCTCAAGTTGACGAAGGCCCCTTTGTGTCCGGCATGGACATGGCGGCCTATGAAGCGGGCGACCTTAAGACCCACGTAGCCGTTAGCACCGATATTGCCCCCGCTAAAAAGGAAGGGCTGCTCTCTGCATTTAAGCTTAACAAACAAAAACATAACGCCAAAGAGATTAAAGAAGCAGCTAAGACCATAGGAGCGCCTGAAACTCCTGGCATGACTCTTGAATCTCCTTTGATTCAAATGCAGCTTGACTCCCTTGCTCATAGCCCATACACCTACTCGGGTAACAAGATTAGGGGTCAACTCGACGCTGCCTATAGCACCGCTGAGGGGGCTTTGGAGGGGGCTACTAAATCCGCTAGTGGTTTGTCTAAGGAAGAGTTAGGGCTTTCTGTTCAAAAATCTCTTACTGACCAGATCAAGACTGCCTACGCTCCCGTCAAAACCGCTTTTGAGGAAGTGTCCGCGTTGCATCCTAACGTACCTGTTGAGTTGAAGTCTATTGGAGCGTTTAAAGAGGGGCTTAAGGACATCAAAGAGATCGCTTTGGGACCTAGTACCGACGAGGGCAAGCTTGCCCGTCAAGTTATTAGCGCACTTCAAAACGCTAAGACTGCGGAAGACATTGGAATTGTTCGCAATATGGCGGCTTTGAAGAAGTCGGGCCTTGGCGCAGACCCTATGGGACGCATTAAAGGCGTCTTGCGCGACCGCTTAGCTGAGATGCAAGACGACGCCGTAGCACGGTACGCTAAAAGTTTTCCTCGTAACGACGAAGCGGGCGCTTTGATGGGCAGCTTGATTGACCAAAACGCCGCCGCTAAGGAGGCGTATAAGCCTTATATCCGCAAGGTAGGCGAATTGAGCGAATGGCTAGGTAAGGGTAAAATCCACGGTACCGCAGACGCTTTGAATTTTATGAACGAGCGGCTAACGGCTACCGACATCTCTAAGCGTATGTTTAGCGCCGCTAAAGACCCTGCGTTTATTAAGTTCTTCTCTAAGGAGTTTCCTGAACAGTTTCAGTTAGTTAGAGACCATCAACGTATGGCTTTGCGGGACGCTGCAACTACCGGCGAGTCGTTCAGCCCTAAAGTATTCTTTAACAAATACAATAAGTTAGAGCCTGAGATTCAGCGGGCGCTGTATACTGTGGAAGAAATGAGAAAAATTGCCGCTTCGGAAACCTATATCCGCGACGCCTTTCCTAAGAATTTCAACCCGTCCGGCACCGCGCATGCCCTTGCCCTAAAATCCGCATATGGTAGCCCCAAAGGTCTCCTTTTGGCTAACGCCAGAGATTACGCCATGGAGAAGGTCATTAACGCTTCCAGCAACATAAAAACGCAGCAAGCGCAAGCTTTGGCAGAGGCTACTATTAAAGGAGACCGCCTCTCTACGAAAGCAGTAAAAGCTATTTTCAACCCTATGAAAGATGCCATGCCCTCAGCCGTGTACCCCCTTGCAGCGCATAGGGACAAGCTAGAGCGCATTGTAGCCGGGTACCAGGCGGACCCATCTAAAATGTTTGGGCAAAACGATAGCAACCCTGTACCGGCCTATGCTCAGGCTTTTTCTGGGACTACTGCGCGGGCGATGAGTCTATTAGTGGCGGCTAAGCCCGGTATGGTACCTCGTAACCCCCTGGATACCATCATCCCCGCTTCTAAGCCTCAGCAAGCTCAGTACACGCGTACCCTGGACATTGCCCAACAGCCTCTAAGCGTACTAGCTAGAATTAAAAACAACACGTTGGTTAGCGCGGACGTAGTGCTGCTTAAGACTTTGTATCCCACTATCTATAACGGGTTATCTCAGAAATTAATGAACACTATCATTGAGATGAAGGGTAAAGGTAAGGTCATCCCTTACAATACCCGCATTCAGCTTAGCGTATTCCTTGGGCAGCCTCTGGATAGCACTATGACTCAGCCCTCTATTGCCGCCGCACAAGCTAAACCTTTGGCGCAACAACAGCCGCAAGAGTCTGCTCAAACTCCCAAAACTGGGGTTAGAAGAAATACAGGGGCTTTGGAGAAGCTTGGAACCTCTTATCAGACAACTTCGCAGGGGCGTGTCAGAGATCGATCAGACGGTAAACTTTAAGTCCCAATAGGATCATTATAATTTCCTACGTAGGAAAATAGGCCCTCATAGTGTACTTGGCGGAGGAGGGTAGCACCTGAAGCAGTCAGACCCATGCACGTCATGCGGACAGCGGTCCTTTTCGGATAGTTCCATAATTCGCTTCGCGCAACCAGATGCGCTCGCAGCATGTTCTGGACAATGTGGGTAGGCTAAATACCGTTCAACTTCCAGTTGACACAGCTTCGCCGCCTCCCTCATCCCCTCGGCGCGGGCTTCGCGGAGGGCTTGGGCGATAATTACGACTGAATCTGGACCTGGTTCGCCATTCTCGGAAGCACAGCACGCTTCCCATACCTTCTCTGCTTCGTTCATGGCTTCGCTTCCTCTTCTGGCGTCATTTAGCGTCGTCCCGATGGTACCATCTACCGTCTTTGTCTAGGTAGTACTTATCAAGAGGGCGGTGCGAGTTCAGGGAAGGCGAAGCGAGGGAGGGCGCTGGGGCGTTGTTGCGATGATACCATCTACCGTCTTGGCCTAGGTAGTACTTATCGAGATGGCGCCCCAAGTCCAGGGATAGGTCGTCGACGATGTGCTGGGGCGCTGGGGCGTTGTCGGCGAAGCGGTACCATTTACCATCTTTGCCCATGTAGTGATGACGTAGGAAAGTACTGAGGGCGACGGGGTTTGGTCGTAGCGGGCCCCAATTATCCGGCACTGCGGGCTTGGAGCGGGCTGGGTCGGGTTTAATGGTACCTAAGTTGATGGTGTGCTCATGCTCGGGGTTGCGCATAATAATCTCTGCCAATTCCTTTTTACACGCGCGGCAATACTTGTAAGTCTCCCCCAAAGAGGTCGCTTGGGCGTCTACCATTTCAGTACAACATTGTGGACAATTCATTAGATCCTCCTGCCAGCGGCAATAGTAAGAGTGTGCCTTCTAAAGAGTAATATTGCAAGATAAACTTGGGTTAGGCACAATATCCTATTTATACCGGGGTCATAAGCCCTTAACCTATAAGGGGTATAGCCACATGGCACGTAAAAATGTACTGAAATTTGAAGCCTCCACCTCCCAAAGCATGGCTAGTAACTTTATCTCAGAACCTACTGTTATCAAGTACTTAGACAACTGCTCCTATCAAATCCTTATCACTACTATCGATTCTACCGGCTCGTTTGCCGTGCAGGCTAGCAATGATTATGAGCCTAATGAACCCGGCGTTGCTGAACCTAACCCCGGTAATTGGGCCGCGCTCCCCCTGTCTGGTGCTCCTACCGCAGGCGGTGCAGACGACTCTATTGTTATTGACCTTAACCAACTGCCCTATACGGCCCTGCGCGTGGCCTATACCGTGGTTACTCCCGGAACGGGTACTTGCGACATCATCTTTAACTCAAAACAGGTAGGGGGCTAACCATGAGTCAAGCATACTTCTACCCCCCATCGGGCGGCTCTAACGCCTCTGTAGGCCCTAACGGCGCCCCTATTCAATCATCAAGCACCCTAGTGGCAGGAGAGAGCCCTACGGGTACCCAACTGCCTCTATCCGTTAACGCCAGCGGCGACCTAATCATTGACGTGCTTACTCCCGCCTCAGTCGTTACCGTGGTGCAGCCCAACGGTGCACTGCTACACGTTACGGTGGATGCGTCCGCCTTGCCCCTAGGCGCTGCGACGGAAGCTAAGCAGGATACAGGTAACGCCTCCCTAGCGGCTATTGACGTTTCTACGGTTTCTATTGATACCAAAACCCCTGCGCAAGGGCAGGCCCTTATGGCCGCCTCTGTGCCCGTGGTTATTGCCTCTGATCAAAGCACTTTGCCTATTTCCGCCGCTTCTCTTCCTTTACCTTCGGGCGCGGCTACAGAAACTACCCTAGCGGCTATTGATACCAAAACCCCTGCGCAAGGGCAGGCCCTTATGGCCGCCTCTGTGCCCGTGGTTATTGCTTCTAATCAGAGTGTTTTGCCCGTATCGGCTGCTTCTTTGCCCCTACCTTCGGGCGCGGCTACTGCGGCTAACCAGGCCACCGAGATAGCCTCTTTGGCCAGCTTAGATACTAAGCTGCCTGCTCAAGGGCAAGCCCTTATGGCGGCTTCGGTGCCGGTTACGCTCGCTTCTGACCAAACCACGTTGCCTGTGTCTATTGCCTCTCTTCCCTTGCCTGCCGGGGGGGCTACTGAGGCTACTTTGGCGGCTATCTCTGCTCAATTGCCTGCGGTTTTAGGTCAAACCACGGCGGCAAATAGCTTATCCGTCACTTTGGCCTCTGACCAGGCAGCACTTCCCGTTACTGCGGCTACTCCGGTAGCTTTGACTATTACAAACGCTGCTATTACTGTGGGGGTCACCGCTGTGAGGCTCACGGTGTCTGGCGGCGCCCCTGCCGTTACCCGGGTAGCTTTGGTAGTTACTCCAGACTCCTTGTCCGGTGCTTTGTTTTACATTGGCTCTAGCTCGGTTACAAATTCAGGAGCTACTAGAGGCGTTCAAATAGCCGCAGGTCAAACTTTTATTGCTAATAACGACGCTGGCGACTATTGGATTGTTTCTAGCGTAGCCGCGCAGACCGTGGAAGTTATGGAGCAAGCATAATGTCCATATTGATTACAAACAGAGCGGGTGGCGGCGGTGGCGGAGTCGTGGTTAAATCATTTACCATTGCCAACAATCAGGTTGCGCCTGCCGATGTTACTGGCTTCTCAGTAGATCCCCTGTTGGCTAACGGCTTTATCTCAGAAATGTCAATAGTTAGACGCACTGATACCGTGGTGACCGGAAGCGTTAACGCGCCTTACGTGGCTAATCTGCCCTCTTTAAATGGGGCTGTAGTTGGGTCCGCTAGTTCGGGAAGCGGAACTGTTATCGTCGGTGATTTTTCTCAAGTCAACGCTGTTGCTCGCGCCAGAATAACAAAATTAAACGCCAACGGCACAGAAGATGCAGTTTTTGCCGCTAACGTAGGTATCGGATTTAACAGTGCGGCGATTGCGGTAGCAAGCTACTCAGACGGTAGCGTTCTTGTGGGCGGGGCGTTTAGTCATCTTAACGGCGTCCTCATTAATCCTGGCAGGATTGTCAAGCTTAGTTCAGCCGGCGTGTTAGATGCTCCTTTTAATACAAATTTAGGTGGCGGCCCTAACGGCGCTGTACAAACCTTAGCAATTCAAACGGACGGTAAAGCCCTTATCGGAGGGGATTTTACTTCTTGGAACGCTAACCCTATTAATAGACTTGTTCGCATAAACGCAGACGGTACCGAAGACACCGCTTTTACCACCAATCTGGGAACCGGGTTTAACGGTAGAGTGCGCAGCGTGGTTGTAAACTCATCAGGGTCTATCCTTGTAGCAGGTCAGTTTACCAGCTTTAACGGAAACGCCCGAGATTATTTTGTTCAATTAAACGCAGATGGTACAGAAAACGCAACCTTCTACTCTACAGCAATTGCGTCCGGCGGATTTACTGGGGGCACCTTATATGAAGCCTTTTACCAGGCGGACGGTAAGGTCTTGCTTGGGGGAGATTTTACTGGTTTTGCGGGGGTAACCAACTACGGGGTAGTGCGGCTCTCCGCCACAGGCGTCCCCGATACGGCTTTTAACTCTAATACTGTTGCTGGGTTTGCAGCACAATATTCTATACTAGCTATTGGGCAAAGCCCGCAAGGCAAAATTGTAGTCGGAGGAGACTTTACCGTCTATGACGGTAACTCTAACTTAGTGGGCGTGGCTCAGTTAAACCTAGACGGCACTACAGATGCTACTTTTACCGCAAACTTTGTCGCGCCAAGTCCTACTTATTTGGGTGCAAGTTTTAATTACAACGCTAACGGACTTTACATTGGTAGCTATGACGGTACGGGCGCTGCGTTTTTCAGTCGTTTAGGGGAGGGTTTGGTTGAGCTTAGTACGCAACAAACCCTTAGAGGTGTCTACAACTCACTTTCAGGGGTTTGGAGTGTAGGGGCTATTGTTTCTATTGGAGACGCGGTAGGAGTGAGCTTCTCGATGACTCCTGCCGGTCAACTTCAGTATACGTCAACCAACATTGCGGGCACAGTTCTTGCGAGCATTATGAGGTTTGTAGTTCAAGCCCTTTAGCTTAAATTAAAAATATATGTCAAAACCTTCTGTTCATATTAACGATTCTCTAGTCTTTAGGCCGCTTGCTTCTGCTCCCGCTAACCCGGAAGAGGGCGAAATTTACTATGATAGTACCTTAGTCGCTTTGCGTCAGTACGTAGCCGGTGTTTGGTCTACACTTGGCCGCTCTGCGAATTCATCCTATGTTTTCAACGGCTCTACAGACCTTGGCCCAACGGTTGCAAATAATGTACGGCAAACCGTACCTTTTGGCGGAACCTCTCCGGGTACTTTTACTAATATGGGCTGGTACAACGGCACAACGGGCGTTTTAACAGCCGCGCGTGCGTGTCGTATGCTAATCAGCGCAAGCATTCTTTGGAACCCCAATTCAGCCGGATCAAGGGCGCTAGTTCTCACTAAAAACGGCACGGACATTTTTATTGATTTTAAAGGGGCCGAGCCTAGTTTAGAAACTCAAAATAAATTTTGCCAGCTAGTTGACGCTCAAGCCGGGGACTATTTTGAGTTGCAAATCCAACAAAACAGCGGCTCGACTCTAGGATTGTACTTGGGCGCCCTCCTTAATCATCTTTCTATCTTTGAAATCCCATAATGACGATTAACCAAGGTGGCGGCTCTAGTTTTAATTTTTGTAGAAGAATTTTACTCTTAAAAGGATAATAATATGAATAACTTACAAGCTAGCGTTTCAAGCGGACTCAGTGTAGATACCTGGAAAGTTGGACCTTCTTCTTTGGATATTGATAACCAGCTTAACACCGTGAAAACAATCATGGTTGTACGGCAAGGGGCGTAACGTGGCTTATAACTTGCTTAGACCTGTGGCCCTCTTCTCCAGCCTCTCTATGGCCACTAGCCAGACGAGCAGGGCGGTTGAGATTAAGAATCAGGATAATATTGGCCTTCAGGTTACGTGGGCAGGCGCCCCTACCGGGGCGTTTAGTGTCCAGATTTCAAGTGATCACATAGAAGACATTGAAGGCAACATTCAAGTAGCAGGTCATTGGGTTACTTTGCCTCTCTCTCCCGCCGTCACTGCGTCCGGTACCCCCGATGACGCTTACATTGACCTTAATCAAATGTCGGCTCAATATGTCCGTTTAGTGTATACCGCGGCGTCTGGGGCGGGCACTATGACGGCACTGGCAGTCGGTAAGGGAGTCTAAAATGAGTCAATATAGCCTATACCCTCCAAAAACAGGCGGCGGCGGAGCGGGAACCTGGAAAACTCCCGTAGCTACGGCGGCGGCTTTGCCTGTAGTGGGCAATGTTATAGGCGACGCTCGCGCGGCGGCGGACACGGGCGTTATTTACGTTTGGACGGGGGCTAGTTGGGATACGGCGGTGGCGGGCGTAGGTACTGTTACCTCTGTAGGCTTGTCTGCTCCAGGATCAATCTTTAGCGTCTCTGGCAGCCCCGTAACGGGCGCAGGTACCCTAGCCCTTGCCTTAACTACCCAGGCCGCAGGTACTTTCCTATCCGGCCCTGTATCGGGAGGACCTTCCGCGCCTACGTTTAGGGCATTGACTGGCGCCGACCTTGCAGTTGGGACACCCAACACCGTTGCTGGGTTCGGAGGAGGCGGCGAGTTAGAATCTATCCCTAACTGGGGGGTAAATACGGTTAGCGGTGGATTAGATCAACAGCTTACCGAGCAGCCTAACGATTTCAATACCGGGTATAACGTAAATAACTTACAAGTAAACTTTGACCCTCTTAAAAACTCCCCCAATGACTCTTGGACCTTAAGCAATGTTTATGCCAACTTCGATGTTAATAGTTCAGGGTTTACGCTTGGCACCAACACCAACGCCGCTATTTTAAGGAACAACTATTTACAGCACTTGGGGACGGGCAGCGTTGGCGGGTTAATTTTTAACAGGAACAGTGCTAACCTTGGCAACGGTGTAGACCCAATTTCAGTTAGAGGTTTGTTTTACAGTGCAGGGTTTGGTAATGTCAATAGCGGCGTCACTATGACTCAGGCGCTCCAGGGCTATAATTTACAGGTACGTTTTAATCCCGGCTCGGTCATGCAGGGAAACGTCTTGGCCTATGGCGACTTTTGTAACTTTGAGGTAGCTGTTCCTGGATACCAAAGTTTTGTGGCGGCGCCTCAAATAGCGGAAATCTCTAACAATTCCAACTATTTAGGCGTTAATATTGCGCCTACTATTACCACGTTTACGGGTAATGCTGGGTTTACGGGGGTTAACATTAGCCCCCAACTGGGTACTCTTGATACTGGAAGCTTTCAAGGCATTACAGTTAACCCTACGATTGCGTTAAATAAAACTCAAGCTTTGGGGCTCAATGTTACCATGGCGGGGGTAACAAATTACGTTGGGGTTAAATCCTCTCTTGTAGTTCAGGATTTAACGTATCAATTCAACGCCTTCCAAGACAACGACTACTACACCCTTGAGTACGCCAATGACGGCGTTGCGGGAGCGGAAACATTTACAGTTGGCGGCAGCAGCATTGTGGGTCACATACAAAGCGGAGTGTCTACCGCAACGCAAATCAGGGCTGCCGCCATTCTAAACGTCAATATATCCGGCGCGATTACTGTTACAATATCTGGTACGGGCAGCACCGCGCAAGTTACGGCTGCCCCTGTTAACTTTACAGGAGGAGAGGACCCCGGAACCGCCAAGGCGGCTCAGTTTGAAGGCGATGTTCAGATTAACGGCGCCCTCAGCTTTACTGGGGCGCTATCTATTGGTGCGCTAACCTCGTTTGCCCCCTACACGGTAATGAGCGGTACCGGGTTCACCTCGATTGATTCGCTTATCACACAGCCAAATGTTCCAGCTAACGCCGTAATCACGGGTACGGACCTTCTGGCTATCAACACCGCCATGTTGCTCAACATTGGAGATAATGCCTCTGTTACCTCTAACTTCCTAGGCTTTGCCGCTTTGGGAATGCCTACCGTGCTCAGTATGGGCATAGGGTCTACCATTGACCTGGTAGCGGGCGCGATCTTTGCTGTTAGCTTAGATGGATCGGCAACGGGAGGAATTGCGGATAGACTTGAACTGTGCCGGACGCTCGCTATCCCAAACGGGGTTACAGTTGTAAACAACCTAGTGGGATATCAGTTTGATTTACCTTTTGGAGACCCGGGAACCTTTACTTGGGGTTTCTACTCTAGTCCCGTTACTGCCCACAACTTCCTAGCGGGGGACCTAAAGGTGGGCGGCGTGGACTTACCGTCTAACTCTAGCGTGGGGATTGAACTAGAGTCTACGACTAAAGCAGTACGCTTTTCTAACATGACTACAACTCAAAAGCTGGCCCTTACGGCACTCCCGGGCATGCAGGTATTTGACACTACTTTGACTCAGATGAGCTACTACAACGGAACTACTTGGATTAACTTTTAAAGAGGTTTTATGACACTAGAGGAAGCGAAAGCGCATTTGGAAGCTGTGAAACTAGACCCTAAAAAGGGTGTAGAAGACAAAGATAAGACTATTAAAGCCTTACAACTTGTAAGCGGCGCATGGGCGAAAATATGAGCGCTATTAAAGGCTTAGGGATTGGTATTGTGACAATTTTTGCCCCTATCCAAGCGGCTTTGATTGTAGCTTTGTGTCTGGTTGTGGCGGACTTGATCACGGGGGTGATTGCAGCTAAAAAGCAAAAAGAAGCAATTACTTCTAGCGGAATTAAACGAACTGTGGGTAAAATAGTACTGTATGAGCTTGCTATTTGTCTTGCTTTTCTTTGCCAGCAATATCTCACGGGGGATCTATTCCCCGCTTCTAAGCTAGTGACGGCTTTGGTAGGACTTACCGAGCTTACTAGTATTTTGGAAAACCTAAACGCTATTCACGGTGCCCCCGTGTTTAAGATTATACTCGATAAGATCACTAAATCTAAGGAAAATCTAGAAAAATAAGTTTGTAGGGTAAAATTAATGTTAAAAATTGTGTTATTTTTGTATGTTTTTCTCTTTTCCTTCAATTCTTTTGCGTTGCAAGTAAAAGCCAAAAAAATTAACTTAGAGCTACGAACGATTAAAATCGCGCATATTCAAGGAAAAATAGACGACATCTCCGCTACCTTATTTGAAACAGAAGTGATTCACACTGCGAATGTTCCGGGGCCGCGCCTTGTAGTGATTAACTCCCCTGGTGGGCATGTTGATTCGGGAGAGCGTATGATTAGGGTTATGAAAGCCGAACAATCTCGCGGTGTTAAATACGTGTGTGTGATTGTAGGCGACGGCGCTAGTATGGCGTTTAACTTTTTTACTCTTTGCGATGTTAGGCTTGCAGTAAAAACCGCTCATTTTCTATTTCACAAAATAGCCCTTGCAAAAGAAGGCATCCCGTCCCATGTAAGGCTAACGGCGCAAACATTGAGGCGGGTTGCTGATATGCTGGACGCAGAGGACGAAAAATACCGGATTGGTAACGCTTTTGCCTTGAGTCTGTCTCTTAGCGTGTATGATAATCTGGCGGCGGCAGATATCGAATGGAACACTTCTGAGTTGTTAAACAACGGTTACCTGCACGGCGTAGCAACTCTTGACTAATGCGTAAAATTAACATTGCTGGAGTTGCCCTAATTAAAGAGTTTGAAGGGTGCAAGCTAGAGGCGTATAAATGCCCCGCCGGTGTGTGGACTATAGGGTATGGGCATACGGGGGCAGAGGTTGTAAAAGGATGTAAAATTGACCTCGACACCGCTGGCGAGATTTTAGATAAAGATTTGACCAACTTTTCCGTGGGTGTAGATAAACTAGTCACTAACAAAACTATTACTTCTAATGAATTTTCCGCTATGTGTTCGTTTGCTTTTAACGTAGGTCTAGGCAATTTTAAAGCTTCCACACTGCTTCGGTGTGTCAATAAGTTTAACACTGAGGGGGGGGCGGGGGAGTTTATGCGTTGGAATTTAGTTCGGGGTATTATCTCTCCTGGCCTGGTTAGACGCCGCGAAGCTGAACGCGCTTTATTTGTGTCTTAGTGGCGGCAGCCGCATCGAGTTAATGCGCCTTCGCAGCGAGTAAGGCCGCTTAGATATACTCTTTCCAGGTATTCGTAATGGGCGGCAACACCCCCTAACGTGTGTCCAATCCATAAAGTCTCTGATAATAGGAGTAAAAGAAGTACCAGTCTCACTCCTGCTCTTTGCCTGAGATATCGCCGGACACGCGGGCGTGGCCGGACACTTCGGCGATGCCGAACACGCAGGCGTTGTCGGACACGTGGGCGTTGCCGTACACCCATGCGTAGCCGTACACACGGGCGTTGCCGTACACGCAGGCGTAGCCGTACACTTGGGCGTTGTCGGACACTTGGGCGTCGCCGCACACCCATGCGTTGTCGTACACTTCGGCGTTGCCGGACACGCAGGCGTTGCCATACACTTGGGTGTTGTCGGTCACACGGGCGTTGCCGAACACGTTGGCGTTGCCGAACACGCAGGCGTTGTCGGACACCCATGCCTCACCCGTTACCTGGGCAGATTTACCAACAAATCCACCTTTGTCTCCAACTTTAACCCCATGGATAAAGATATCCTCAATAGCTTCAATGCGGTAAATAGTTTCTTCGTAGGGGGTAATCCTAGTCTCGTCTGTAAATTTAAATTTCACTCCTGCTCCTTGCCTGAGATATCGCCGTACACCCGTGCGTAGCCGTACACTTGGGCTTTGCCGGTCACTTGGGCGTAGACGGACACTTCGGCGTCGCCGTACACGTGGGCGTTGTCGGTTATGAGGGCGTTGCCGAACACACGGGCTTTGCCGTACACTTGGGCTTTGCCGGTCACTTGGGCGTAGACGGACACTTCGGCGATGCCGTACACTCGGGCGTTGCCGCGCACTTGGGCGTCGCCGAACACTCGGGCGTTGCTGCGCACTTGGGCGTTGCCGTACACGTGGGCGTTGCCGTACACTCGGGCGTCGCCGTACACGCGGGCGTTGCCGTACACTCGGGCGTCGACGAGCACTTGGGCGTTGCCGCCCACACGTGCGTTGCCGTACACCCGTGCGTTGCCGTACACTAGGGCTTTGCCGTCCACGTGGGCGTTGCCGTACACTCGGGCGTAGTCGAGCACTCGGGCTTCGCCGTACACCCGTGCGTTGTCGGACACGATGGCGTGGCCGGACACTCGGGCGTCGCCGGACACGTGGGCGTCGCCGTGCATCCACACGTTGTCGGACACGCAGGCGTTGCCATACACTTGGGTGTTGTCGGTCACACGGGCGTAGCCAAACACAAGGGCTTCGCCGTACACCCACACGTTGTCGGACAAGTAGGCGTTGCCGTACACCCGTGCGTTGCCGGACACCCATGCATCACCCGTTACCTGCGCAGATTTACCAACAAACCCCCCTTTGTCTCCAACTCTAACTCTAACTCCCCGGCTAAAAATATCCTCAATAGCCTCAATACGGTAAATAGTTTCACCGGAGGGGGTAATCCTAGTCTCGTCTGTAAATTTAAATTTCATATATTACTCCTGCTCCTTGCCTGAGATATCGCCGTACACGTGGGCGTCGCCGGACACGCAGGCGTTGCCGTACACTCGGGCGACGCCGTACACTTGGGATTTGCCGGACACACGGGCGGTGCCGGACACTTGGGCGTTGCCGTACACTTGGGCGTTGTCGTACACGGGGGCGTTGTCGGTCACACGGGCGTTGCCGGACACCCACGCGTCGCCAAACACCCACGCGTCGCCGGACACAATGGCGTTGCCAAACACACGGGCGCTGCCGAACACACGGGCGTTGCCGGACACACGGGCGTTGCCAAACACACGGGCGCTGCCGGACACCCACGCGTCGCCGTACACTTGGGCGTTGTCGGACACTTGGGCGTCGCCGTACACCCATGCATCACCAGTTACCTGAGCAGATTTACCAACAAATCCCCCTTTGTCTCCAACTTTAACCCCTTGGCTAGGGATATCTTCAATAGCTTCAATACGGTAAATAGTTTCACCGGAGGGGGTAATCCTAGTCTCGTCTGTAAATTTAAATTTCATATTAAAACTACCTCAATTCCAAATTCTTCTCTAAGAATTTTACGCTGACAGTTGTAATGGTCTCTAGTCCATTTGTGGGAAGGGTCTTTAAACAAAATGACCTTGCAAGTATCCTTACCTGGATACATCCTAAACCCTCTGCCAACCCATTGCAAGAACGAATTTTTAGCTTTACCTAACCCCGCGATAATAATGTACTCCGCAGGCTTGGTATCTACCCCCTCCCCCAAAACTCCCGTAGTTCCAATCAGTACGTTTAACTTTCTGGAGGTAAATTTGGCTATAAGATCTTTAGAGTTATTGGATACCCCGTTAGCAAACGGCATGCCTGTAAGTTGAGAGAGAATGTCCCCGTGTTCAATTTCTTTTACCAGGCAAAGGGCGCTTTTACCCGCATCTTGTAACATCTTAAGTTGATTGGAGATTAACTCATTGCGGTGCTGGTTCCTAATTACCGCCTGCGTGTATACGGCCCGCCAAGTGGTGCCGGTATACGTTACCCGGGGTAACTCGTAGACATACGCCTCTACAGGGCATATGAGTCTTTTAGCGACCGCATGCGCGTGAGGTACCCGGTAGGCTACCCCCGCGATAAGGCTCTCCATTAGAATGTTTTCCTCCTCTTGGGACCTAAAAGGTGTCGCCGTAAGGCCGCAGCGGTAGTAGATAGTGCTGCCTATTGTTTTATTGATCTGGCGGTAGGTTTTGGCGGCTGCGTGATGGTACTCGTCTAGTATCATCATGCCGTAGTTTAGCCCGGTTGTTTTGTTTTCTATAGCATCAATATTTTCAACTGCAATTAGCGCGCCCCAAGGGCCTACGTCTAAACCGGGGAAAAACTCCCGCAAGCTGCTAGTAAGCTGCTCCTTCAGGTTCAGGTTAGGCACCACAATAAGCGTCGGTACGTTTATAGCTTCGATAAGAAGCGCAATGACAACTGACTTACCCACCCCGGTAGATGCGACTAGTACCCCCTGGTGTGCGCGCTTTAGAGCCTGCACCATGGCGGTCTGCTCCTCGTAAGGGGTAAAGGGTAGGCGGAGCATGAAGGGCGTCGTGTGGGGGCTAGGAATGGCCCTATTGTCATTTAGAGAGAGGGTCCAGCCTTGATGCTCTGCTAAAACAACTAAGCGGAGAAGGAGGCCGGTAGCAAAGTGACCTTTTTTGTCAATCAAAGGCTTACGGTAGTTTACGCCATAAAAACTTTTGGGCGGCAAGTAGGACAACTCCCGACGGATGAGGGCGAACTGAGCCGCGGTGTACCCCTCAACCCTCGAAACAGAATTGTTTACCGTGACCTGCATGGCTCAGTTAGTTACTTGGCAGTTTGCGCCGATGTGCAGGTTGCAGCCCGAAGGCGAGGTAGACGCATAGTTACCCGGGGGAAGCTCTGCCAGCCAAGCCGAAGTGCCGTTCCACATAACCCCGTAGAGCTTGCCCTCGATGCACAAGGCCGATTCAGGGAAGCTGCTAGGGTACTGTATTACCTGCTGGGGGCACAGTTGAATAGGTACCAGGGAGGGGGCAACCCCGGCCTGACCTGCAGCCCCGGTAGGCCCCTTAGGTCCGGGGGGACCGATAAGCTCAGGTCCGCAGGCGGTAAAAGCTAGTACTACTAACAGTAAAATTAGAGTTTTCATATATACAAGCTACCCTACTCTATTATCTAAGTCAAGGGGCTACTCTGACCCCTAACCCCCTCCCCATAGCTCCTACTAGCCTTGATAACCAAGGCTTGCGTTGATCTGGAGGTCAACCTGCTACTGCTAGCCTTATTCACACCCGGTTTGCTGGGGCTATTAGGTGCCCAACTACCATTAAAACCGTTATCAAGGCGCTTACGCGAATGGGTGTGATTTCTGCCTTATGCTTAGTGGCCCTTTACACCGCTTGGCCCGGAGTGAGTCCCGGTCTTGATCCAGCTTTGCATGTAAAGAACCTCTTAGACCTTGACTTCTTAGGTTTCAGGTCGGTGAGCCTAGTTTAGAGACTGTTAGGCTATCCTTCGTCTTGTGGTATACTCTATAGTAGGATATGGTACCTGTCAAGGGTTTACTTGATTTAACAGGGTTATAATTTGATTTGACATTAGCGGAGTTGTTTAGTAGCCTATGGTCTGTAGCTGCACTTTATCAAACTTAAGAGGTAACTAAATGAAAAAAATCACTGAAATTCAGTTGAAGGAGATCCTAGCTAAGCATTTGGAATGGTTGAAAAATCCCGAAGAGGGGGAACGTGCAAACCTAAGCGGCGCGGACCTAAGCAACACGGACCTAAGCAACGCGGAGCTTAGCTATGCGGACCTTCGCGATGCGGACCTCGGTAAGGCAGACCTAAGCAACGCAAACCTTAGATGTGCAAACCTTAGATTTGCAAACCTCGCTGGTGCGGACCTCTACTGCACCGACCTTCGCGATGCGGACCTAGGATATGCGTACCTCTACGGCGCGAACCTGCGCGGTACAAAGTTCTAAAATAATCAAGCGTAAATCTGCCGAAGAGGAATGGAAATAGATGTCGAGTAATACAAAAGTACTTACAACGCAAGAACTGGTTTCAAGCTTAGCTAAGACATTGGCCCTTGGAATGTCAAAGCTTATTGACGGTCAGGCAGAGCACAGAGGCGGTGATGTAGCATTTCACTTGTCTACGCAATTACTGGCGGCGTTTGTAGCTGCCAGAGCTTGTAACTCATTGAAAGTGCCGAGTAATCTAACCCCGCCTCAACAGTTTGAAGTGGCTTGCGCCTCTTTTCAAACTTTTAAGGTCGCCTGTCAAGAGGCAGTGGCGGCAGGATTTACTGCCGCAATGAGCGAATTTAGTGGACAACATGTAGAGTATTATTGTCAAATTAAGGTAGTCCCGGAACCCCCCAGTAAGTTAGTTAATTAATAAAGGAGCTTTATGAATAAGATGGTTGGTTTGGTTTTTGTGTACCCTCTGGTTTTTGTGATTGCGATGGTATTGAGTATCATGTCTTGTAGCCCCCCCTCCCCGAAGGCTAAGACCTTGTGCGTTCACCCGTTTGTCAATGGCGGGCAACCGACGGTACTCTCCGAAGACGCTATGACCATGAACAACGGTCAAATCGTATTCACCGATGGGGACCGCCTCATTCGACTTAACGGTGCCCTTTGCATCACGGTGGGGCAGAAATAATATGACTAAACTTGAACGAGCGGTCAATTCTTTGGATAACGACACCCTGGCAGAGCTAGGGGCTATGAGTCAACAGGGCCTTAAGGATCGCATTGTAGGGGCCTCAGAGACGATGAGGCAGGCCTTGGAGGAGCTTGAAAACAATGCTAACTATCAGAAGGTTAAAGAGGACAAGGCGGCCCTGGAAGCCGGTAAAAAGGAAGTTAATAAACGCCAAAAAGCTATTATTGAAGTGGCCTTGAGCCATTTGACGGGGCAGGCAACAAATGAAGCTAAATAAGAACCTACAGCTAGGATTACTTTTTGCTCTTTACTTGGCACGTAGCGGGAGGACTACTATTCATTATGCGGCGTCCGGGTTGGGAGTTTCGGAACCTTTTTTGGCGCAAGTGGCACGGTTATTGCGTAAAGGCGGAGTAATTGTATCAAGTAAAGGGCCTAATGGGGGGTATGAGCTTAAAGGTGAGCCCCTGGTGTCGGACGTATTCAAGGCTATCGCCCCGGTAAAGCTGCTCAGCACGTACCGGCTTCCCGGCTCTAGCCATGAATACAGGGCGCTACACGCCTTTGCGGGTAACCTTACGGCTTCCATGGCCCCCCTTATGAATCGTAAGATCAAAAACCTAGTAAACGAGGTTTATGCAAACGATACGGCTAAGTTTAACCGTACTTCCCCTTCGACGAGCATCAATTGACCACAAAAACTAAGGTAATTTCCGTACTGCTAATTACAGTCACCGCGTATGCGTTTGGGCGATGGAGTGCCCCGGAAAAGATTGTAGAGAAGCGCGTGGAAGTTGTTCGCGTAGACAAGAGTGTTGACACCAACAAAGACCAAAGAAAAGAGGTAGTAAAACACACGGTGACCAAGCCCGACGGCACCACAGAGACCACAGAGACCACGGTAACCGATACTAAAAAAAAGACAGAAGTAACTGTTTCGACGGAAAAAAATGTGAGTACAGAAAAAACAGTGACTTTTAGCACTTCAAAGGTTACTATTATGGCTCTGGTAGGTTCGGAGTTGTCTTTGCCTTTGGTTCCGATTTATGGCCTTTCTATTACTAAACCTGTACTAGGCCCTGTTACCGCAGGCGCTTGGGGCTTTTCTAACCGGACCTTTGGGGTCTCTGTGGGGTTAACTTTTTAATGGATATTTTAGCGCTTCAAGAAATTATTAAACAAGCATATGAGTCTGAAGTTACTGTGTCGGAGGCAGAAAAACACGCGGCTAGGTTCCTTGAGGCGCAGATTACTATCTCGTCTGCACTTAAGGAATGCGATCTAGACTGCCGCATGCGCAAGACCGGCCTTAAAACTCTCAAATCTGCCATATATCTAAAAGAAGCCCGCAGCGGGGAAAAGAAGCCCTCAGATGTTATGATTGAAGCGGTTATTAACCAGGATAAGCTGGTGGCCTCTGCTCAGGACGAGTTAGACGCGGTAGAGGTTACGCGTAACGAGTTTCAGAGTCATTACGAGATATGCCGAGAAGGGCACATCTTTTTTCGGGGTATTGCTAAAGGACGGTTCGAATGATTAAAATTGACGTAGCCAATATTGTAGCCAATATGCAGAAGTTGTACGCCAAAGATAAGAAAGCGCAGAGTATCATCTGCTCTGGAGACTCTGTAAAAACTTCATATCAGGAAAACAACGGCGCCCCCTTCCCAATCTCTCACCCCCTCCGAGTACTCACGGGCCTTCCCTGCGTCCCCTTCAATAAGATCATTCAGGTAGCGGGAAAGCCCGACTGCGGTAAAAGCACGTTTGCCGCAGAGCTAATGGCTTCAAGCCAAAAGTCCGGCATCCAAGTCATTGTGTGGGACGCGGAGGACAAATTTGACGCCAACCGCTTCACCAAGATGGGCGGCATTCCCAAGGATCTCCTAGTTATCAAGACCAATGAGATCCTAAAGGGCGCGGAACTTGTTCGCAAGTATATCACCGCCATTAAGGAGCAAGACGAGGAAGCTAAGATCCTCCTGGTATGGGACTCCGTAGGCGGTAGCCAGTCTAGAAGTCATGCAGAACGGGAGCTAGATAGCGAACGCCACGCACAGCCCGGGCAGGACGCCAAAGAGAATGGCTCAGTCATGAAGATGCTGGTAGCCCTCATTAACAAGTACCCAGACTCTATCGCTACATACCTGGTAAACCAGACCTACGCAAAAATTGGTTTTATGATGAAAGGGGACGCCGCTTCTGGAGGCACTAAAATTGAGTACCATTCTTCCCTCATTATCATGCTCAAGCGCATCAAGGTGCTCACTAAGACTGTCAAGGGTGTAGTTAACAAGTACGGCATCCTAACCCGCGCCACGGTGTCTAAAAACCATTTGTCCCCGTCTGCTACCTCCGTTCATCAAATGGACTTCCAAATTACCGCTGAAGGTGCTAAGGTATCAGAAGGAGCAACGGGAGATGAAGAAAATGAAGACTCAGAAGAGTAACCCCATCGCGGTACTAATCAGTGACATCCATTTTACGTTGGGGACCCTAGAGCTAGCCTCCTCTGCACTCAGCACCGCTTTGCAGGATGCAAAGGCCAGAAATCTTTCTTTAGTCATTTGTGGCGATACTTTGGACGCTAAAGCTATCATTAGAGCCGAAATAGCCAACAGACTTATCAACCTGTTGTCTAATCCAGACAACCCAAAAATCTACCTTATAGTAGGTAACCATGATATGTGTAACGAGAAGGGGAAAGAACACGCTTTAAACTTTTTACAGCCTTATTGTGACATTGTGTCCTACGCAAAAGAAGTTGTTTTAGGCAAGCAAAGTGTTTGGCTATTCCCCTACTTCTCAGATAGAGAGGAATTCGCACGATATATTCAACACCCGTACTGCTCTGACTTGGTTATCGGACACCAGGGCGTTTTAGGAGGTAACCCGGGACATTACATTCAGGACCCCGGCGCCATTGATCCAGAAATTTTGAGGGGTAAACGGTTTATTACAGGCCATTACCACGCGCATCAAGTAGAGGAAAATTATAGCTACGTGGGCACCCCCTACACTATCACATTTGGAGAGGCTAACGATCCTCCCAAAGGCTATTGCCTCCTAAATTCGGACGGCAGCCTGACACACGTTCTCCTTAATCTCCGCAAGCATATTATCGTAGAACGCACAACAGAAACACTTGCACAACCTATCATAAACTATGTCCCGGGAGACCTATTGTGGTTTAAACTCACGGGTAGTAGGATGGAGCTTGATCAAGTAGAGCGCGAAAACGTAGCCAAGGCCCTAGGCATCTCCGAAGGTTTCAAGTTTGATAAAATATGCACAGACTCAAATGTGGTTCAGATGACTCCAAAAGTAGGTCAATCCGAGATTGAGATGCTGGATAAGATCATTGACGCTTCTAAGGTAGATGACCCAGAAGCCGTAAAAGCTCTTTACAAAGGGATGATGTGAAAGTTTTAACCGCTAAAGCTACAAACTTCCAAAGTTACAAGGACTTAGAGTTTAACTACTCCGATAAAGGCCTAGTCCTTATCTCAGGAGAGACGGGCGCGGGCAAATCCACACTCTTGGACCTGGTGTCTTGGACACTCTTTGGAGTCACGTCCAAAGAGGGGAAGGCAGACGACGCGGTATCTTGGGGAGCTAAAGAGACCAGCGCCACACTAACCGTAGCCTTTACTGACTACCGCGTCAAGGTTACCCGCACCCGTGGTAAGTCTAACGATCTGTATTGGTCAGAAGAGGAAGGCGGCGCGGACCTTCGGGGTAAGGACCTCACGGAAACGCAAAAACTTCTAGAAGCGCGATTAGGCGTGACTGCCGACCTTTTTCTTACCGCGTCCTATCTTACTCAGTTTTCTAAAGCCGACGAATTTTTTATCTCAAAAGCTAAAGATCGCAGGGACGTACTGGAAAAAATTGCAGATCAGGATTTTGCAATCAAATTAGGCGTGCGCTCCTCAGAAGCGCGCAAAGCTGCAAAAAAGGAAGCAGAGACCCTAGAGGCTAAAGCCGCACGGTTAGCCGGTCAAATGGCCAGCCTAGAGGGTACCGTTGTTGACCTGAAACTTTCCGCCTCTACTTGGAAACAAACAAACCTTAATGAAATTGCGGGAGTTAAAAAACTAGCTGTTAGTTTTCACAAGGACAACTTGGATAAAGCAGAGGCGCTTAAGTCTAAGAAGAACCTACTGGACGGTTCCCAAGATACCCTGTTGTTGTCTAATATGATCCAGGGGTTGCGGGTAGAGGCGGATTTTTGCTCTAAGAAACGCTGCAATCAATGCAGCGGCCCTACGGGGCATAAAGAAAGAGAAGAAAAACTTAAAGAAATCAGCATCTTAACCTCTGCCCTAAGAGATGCGCAAGCGGTAGTGGTCAAGATAGAGACCCTTACCATGCAGATCGACCGCCTCTATACCGCATCTAACCCCCATACGCTGCAATTAGAAGCCCTACAGAAGCAAACTAATCCTTTTGTGGGCAAGGTATCGCAGTACGAGCTAGAAGCAGCCAAAGCCTCCCTAGATCACGGCAAAACCGTTGCGGAGCTAACCAACACCCGCACCCTGGTATCCCGCCTCTCCTATCTTTATGACGCCTCCATGACACTTAGGGGCGTCCTAATGCAACAAGCTGTAGCCTGCCTCCAAAACGAGACAAATAAGTACCTAGAACAGTTTTTTGACGCCCCTATTAGAGTAGAGTTGACGTTAGAGGACTCAGACCGCATTGAAGTTGTGATCTGTAATGGCGGGTACGAAGCCTCCTTTAAGGCCCTGTCAGGAGGAGAGCGGTGCATGCTTAAACTGGCGTTCAGTCTCAGCCTTATGCGCTTAGCTCAGGAACGGGCAGGAGTAGCCTTCGGGCAAATATTCTTAGATGAGCCTATGAACGGACTAGATACAGGGCTTAAAGGTAATGCTTTTGGTTTACTACAGAAATTAGCCCGCACGTACCCCACGGTAATGGTTATTGAACACGACGAAGAGATTAAAAATATGTTTGATAAAAAATATACCGTGACAAAAAGCAACGGCAATAGTACCGTTACTTAAGAGTGAAAAATCCAAGGATCACACATAAAGAGCGGGGGTTACTTAAAGGAGCGATTAGACGCGTATTCAGTCGCTCCGATATCCGCCGCAAGGTAGTAGAGTTGACAGTAGTAAAACATTACGACACAAGCCGCCCCCGCGTAAAGAAATGGTCAGTTTGCCCCCTATGCGAGCAGTTCACCCCTACCTACCTGTTACAGGTTGATCATAGAGACCCTATCGTCCCAACTCACACTTCTTTAGAAGAGATGTCATGGGATACAGTAATAGATCGCGTGTGGTGCGCAGAAAATAACCTCTTAGCAATCTGCAAACCTTGCCATAGAGAGAAGACACGGTTAGAAAACAAAGAACGCAGGAAAAACAAAGGAGCAAAAAGTGAGTAATTCTAAGGATATCCGAAAGCAAATTCGCAACGTTATGCAGGCGGAGGCCCTCACGGTGCTTACCCAAGAAACCATGGAAGCCATTCGGAAGGAGCTTAAGGACCAAATTCGGAATGAGCTTGAGGTTTTAACTAAAGACCTCAAGGCTACCCTGGACCTGCGCATTAAAGACATCGCTAAGCAAGTCTCAGATACCCTTGAATCTATTGCCAAACACAGCAAAGACATTCAAGCTTACGTGTTGCGCCAAAACAAGTAGCACTAAATCCAATGGTAGGAGACCTAATGAATAACAATCGAATTCTTATCGTGTCTGACTTGCATTGTCCCTATGAACACGGGGATACCGTTAGGTTCCTTGCTGCCATTAAAAAGAAGTATAAACCTACGCGCATCATCCTTACAGGGGACGAAGCAGACTTTGCGGGCATCTCCTTTCATGATCACGACCCAGATATGGACTCCTCTGGTAAAGAACTTGATAAAGCAATTAAAGCCCTTCAACCGATCTACAAACTCTTTCCTACTGCCCAAGTGCTAGAGTCTAATCACGGCTCGCTAGTACTGCGCAAAGCCCTTGCCCACGGCATGTCACGTTCATACTTCAAAGGCCCCGGAGAGATCCTTAAGGCCCCCAAAACCTGGTCATGGCATTTTGACATCGTCCTAAACCTCCCGGACGGTACGCCCTGCTACTTCCATCATAGCAAGGGGGCTAATGTTAAGAAAAACTCTCAGGCAATGGGCTCTAGCTTTGTGCAGGGGCATCACCATGAAAGCTTTGAAATTTCTTACTGGGGTAACCCTCATGCCCTACTCTTTGGTATGACCGTGGGCTGCCTGGTAGACCCGCACAGCCTAGCAATGGCATACAATAAGAACAACCTGCGACGCCCGGTAATTGGCTGCGGTATAATCATCGATAGCATTCCTCAGCTTATCCCCATGAAATTAAACAAGAAAGGCCGCTGGAACGGTAAGGTTTGACTTCATAGGGCCTATCTGAGATACTCTTATGCATGAACCATCTAATACTGGTTTTTTTGACCGTAACAAAGCTCTACAGCCTCCCGCCTGGTCTCCAGTCCGCCCTTTGCTTTGTAGAGTCTTCCCACAATGTTAAAGCTGTTCATCACGACGATGGCAGCGCTAACAGCGTTGGAGTTTGTCAAGTACAGCTTCCCACGGCTCGTATATTGGGCTTTAAAGGAACAGAAACCGAGCTTTACCGTGTGGACACCAACGTTAATTTGTCTGGCGCTTATATATCTAAGCAGCTACGGCGTTATAATGGCGATGTGGTCAAAGCAATTAGTGCTTACAATATGGGCACTTACCGTGTAGGTAAAGACGGGTTTCCAAAAAATAAGAAGTACGTTCTAAAAGTTTTAAAAGCTTGGGGAGAGGGCCGGTGAAACGCATTAATTTTAAGATTATGGGCAAAGATTGGGTTTTACGTCTTCTAAAACGTAAAGAGTATGATAAGCGACACGGCAGAGGTAGCGTAGGCATCACTCATATGCACAAGCGCCGAATTGACCTACAGCCTCAAGGAATGGACCTTGAGACCATTATTCATGAGCTTACCCATGCCTACATGGTAGAGATTTGCACCGGCAGCGTGGACCTGGACGACGAGCAGATTGAAGAAGTATTTGCGGAATTGTTTGCTAAGAGAGGCCGGGAGATGTTAGACTTGGCGGATAAGCTGCACAATACGGTTCGGGAGCTAACATCAGGTATTACGAGGTAACAATGAAGCACAAAGAAATTGAGACTAAATACCGCGCTGATGAGATGTCTTTTACCGAGTTTGAGCAGTTCATTACTGCCCTCAAGCCGGTAAACACTATCCGCGCGTCGGGCTACGATTACTTCTACTGCTCCCCCGCCGCCCCCGCTAGCTTTGCCCGCCACAGGGTAGGCCCTGAGTTTAACCAGCTTACTTTTAAGCGTAAACTATCTGATATTAATAACTACATTCGAGACGAACACAACATCTCACTCGACACGAAAGTTAAGATTGATCAGGTCGCTGCCCTACTCAAAGAGTTTGGCTATACACATAACTCTACAATTTTTAAAAATGTTTTTGTATACAACTTTGATAAGTACAACTTTGTCTACTACGTGTGCTATACCCCCGAGCTTAAAGAGTTAGGGCGATTTGTTGAGGTAGAGATGTCCGAAGAACATCCTTGGGACAACGAAGACCAGGCTTGGGCGCTCCTACGTGAGATTGAAGGCAGCCTTCGCCCTCTAGGCATCACCCCCCAGCATCGCATGCGCAAATCTTTGTTTGAGATGTTTAAAAAGTAATTGACTTAACCCGCCCCCCGGCATAACCTAATCACAGGAGTTACAAATGATTATTGGACTAAACGGACTCATGGGAGTAGGCAAAAGCACTGCGGCTAACTTCATTACCGCCTACTCTGCCTCCCCGACTAAGCTAATCAAGTTTGCCGCCCCTCTTTACGATATCCAGGAATTTGCATACCGCAGGATTAAGTCAGTATTTAACCGCCCCGATGACTTTGTAAAAGACCGCAAGCTTCTCCAATGGCTAGGTACCGAATGGGGGCGAGGTACCATTAACGATAACATTTGGGTTGACATTTGGGAAAATGAAGTCCGGGAAGCCGTAAAGCAAGGCTTCACAGTTATCTGTGATGATGTACGATTTGATAATGAGGCAGAGACTGTGCTCAGCTTGGGAGGTATTGTGCTTAACATCGCTTCCAGCCAATCCCTTACCCGAATCACGACGGCCAACGGTATAGTAGCTCATGCAAGCGAAGCAGGCATTGCCTCCAACTATATCTCGCACCGGGTAGAAAACAACGGCACCGAAAAAGAGTTTGACCACAAGCTGAGAAGCCTACTCTTTGTAGCCGGTGTAAAACTTTTGGCCCTGCCCAAATGAACCTGCTTATTATCAGTGCAGTTTATATTGTGTGTCTTTTGATCTTGACTCTATGGACCAAATTTGTTACTTATTGTTTAGAGCCCGCGCTAAAAGATCTTATAATCTCCCTGCTACCTATTATTTTTTTGGTCCCCGCACTCGCAGTAGTAATCATGTATCTGTCCCCTAACAACTAAGGAGCTAAAATGGCATTTCAAGCATTGTTTGACGCAAGCAACGGTACCCCCTTTAAATTCGAAAATATTGGCGATAGCCTTGAGGCTTATTACATGGGTAGCTTTGACTATGAAGGCGATTACGGCCCGACTAAAAAGCACGTTTTTAAGACTGAGACCGACGACGCGGTTGTGGTCTTTGGGCAACGCAGCCTTATGCAGCTTCTCCCTTCAGCCACGGTTGGGGCAATGCTTCGGGTTACCCTCACCGGCTCTAAGCCCGCGGCTAAGAAGGGGCAGCAACCTATGAAGCTCTATAAGATCGAGCAGGACATTAAAAACACTACTCACGTTGCAGGCGTTAAGACCGACGCGGACACGACCGCCGCGGAATATGTTAATCCGTCGGACGAAGACGCGGAAAATGCAGACGGCCCGGCAGATGAGCCACAACTTCCCCCGGCGCGCGCCCCCCAAGCGGCGGCGGGTAAGCTACCCTCTCAGGCTGCTCAAGATAAGGTTCGGGAGCTTCTGAACAGAGGTAAGGTTCGTAGCGCATAATACATGTACATTGGGGGGTAGCTTAATTGGTAAAGCTATCCGCTGTTAACGGATAAGATATTGGTTCGAATCCAATCCCCCCAGCCACATTTTAGGAGACCTATGCAGAAGCAGCTTGCTCGTCTCATCCTTGCCAAATGGGTACAAGACCCTGGTAAGCGTCCGGTTTTAGAAGCGGAGTATACCTCTGAGCAGTTAGAGGCTTATAACTCAGAAGGCTACAACTGTTACTACCTGCCAAACTGCCCCGCAGAGTACCTCCCCGGTAAGCCCGTAGACGGCTCTATGGTAGACAAATTCAACTATGTATTTGTGGATTTTGATTTAAAATCTAATACTTACGCCACTAAAGAGGACTTCATTGCGTCCCTTTCTGTTTTTTCCTTGGAACCTAGCCGCATCACAGATAGCGGAGGCGGCGTGCACGCCTATTGGGCAGTATCCGACCTAGACGCAATGAGCTACCTCCGCCTTTCCAGGCGCCTTATGCGCCTGCTAAAGACCGACGAAGCTGTGGGCCAAATCTACCAGCTTATGCGCCTCCCCGGCACGGTAAACGTAAAGCAGGAGGACGATCCCCGACTTTGCGAAATACTTTTGGACACCGACACCCGGTATACTTGCGAAGAAATCGACGCCGCGTTACCTCCTATCTCTCAGGCGGACGAAGCGCATTGTAAGCAGCATTATGAAAAGACTTACCGCTTAAAATCCGAGGTTAAAGTAGATACCAATATCCCTCTTAAATTTTCGCAGCTTATAGCTTCTAGCAGAGAGGCTAAGGACATTTGGTCGGGAAACGTAGAGGACAGGAGCAAAGGAGATTACCGCCTAGCTCATATTATGTTTGCCCACAGCTTTACGCGAAAAGAAGCTATCTCTGTCCTAGTCAATAGCTCTAAAGCCCTCAATAGAGCCCCGCAACATCAAGTCTCTTACGCGGAAAATATTGTAGATAAAATTTGGACTTTTGAAGTTAATACCGACAAAACCGCCCTTAACCTATCGAGCAGCGTCAGAAACATTCTTTCTAAAGGAGGGGACACCCTCAAAGGTACCCGCTTCCCCTGCTGGCGGTACCTTGATGCTACCGAAAACGGCTTTCGACTAGGTCAAGTCATTGGCCTAGTAGCAGGCTCAGGCGTAGGAAAGACTGCCGTAGCCCTTAACATGTTTCTAGGATTTGTCCAAAACAATCCCGACTATGATCATTTTTTTGTGCCTTTAGAGCAGCCCGTGGAAGAGATTGCAGACCGTTGGCGGCTTATGTGCGGAACTAACACCGCGTTGCACGATAAGGTACACGTAATCAGTAACTACGCCGAAGACGGTTCCTATAGAAACTTGAGTTTTGATCAAATTAGGGATTATATCTTACAATTTCAAAAGACCACAGGCAGAAAAGCCGGATGTGTTGTAATTGACCACATCGGCGCCCTGAATAAGAAAGGCGCCAAGGGCGAAAATCAGGACCTAATGAACATCTGCCACACCATGAAAGCCTTTGCAATATCCACTAATACCCTCCTTATCATGCAGAGTCAAGCCCCCAGAGAGAAAGCAGGTATCGGAGACCTAGAACTATCCAAGGATGCCGCGTATGGCACGGTTTTCTTTGAGTCATATTGTGATTTTTTAATGGCCATCTGGCAGCCCCTCAAGCGGTGCTATTCTGAAACCGGATGCCTCACGGTTACGGCTTTTAAACTTTGTAAAATTCGCCATAAAAATCAATTACTAGATAAGATCCAAGAGGACGTTTGCTATAAGCTCTTTTTTGATCCCACGACCGGACACTTACAAGAGATGAGCCAGGCGGATGACGAAAGCTTTAAGTTTTGGCTTGCTAAGTCTACCAATATGCGTAAACTCGATAGGAAGACCGACCTAATCCCGTACCAGTCAACCGATTGGAGTAAGAAGGAGACCGCGTGACCGGCACTGTAAGATGGTTTAACGATAGTAAAGGTTATGGTTTTATTACTTTACCCGACGGGCGCGAAGCTTTTTTGCACTACAGCCACATTAAAAAAAAGGGTTATAAAACCCTCGCTAGCGGAGACAAGGTAAAGTTTGACCTTTATGAGGCAGGCACTCACAGAGGCTGTATGGAGTATGAAGCCCACAGCGTAACAAAGGCGGAATAATGGCTGAACGTCTAGAAGTAATCAAGACTAAAGCGGGCGTAGAAGACCTTAAGGCTTATCTAGCCGATAAGGAGGTTATCGCCTTTGACACTGAAACCACGGGCGTAGAAAAAGACTCTGAAATCATAGGATTCAGCGTTTGCGCCGACCTCGAACTAGCTTACTACGTTGTTTTGAGTTATTGGGATATAACCGAACAAAGGCTAGTGTACCTAGAAACTCGGGAGACGGCTAAGGGCTTGCTCGATAGCCTCAAAGGTAAGCAGCTAGTCGCCCACAACGCTGTGTTTGATTGTTCCATGATCCACAACAGCTACGGCGTGGACCTCATGCCCTCCATCTACGTAGACACTATGATCCTCGCGCATCTCCTTAACGAAAACCGCCGGGTAGGTCTTAAAGACCTGGGGGTATCTATCTTTGGAGAGGATGCCGACGCCGAACAGCGATTAATGAAAGAAAGCGTCACCAAAAACGGTGGCGTAATGACTAAAGAGTGTTATGAGCTATACAAAGGCGACGCCGACCTAATCGCCCGGTACGGTGCCAAGGACACTATCCTCACCCTTAAGCTCCTCTATCACCTTCTGCCGGACCTATACGAGCAGGGCTTAGATAAATTTTTCTTTGATGACGAGTCTATGCCCCTGCTTAGAGGCCCCACATACGACTTGAACACTGCCGGTCTTAAGGTAAATGTAGAGCAATTACAGCGACTTTCAACGGACGTTGAAACCGAGTGTTTAGAGGATAAGGCTTACATCTACAAAGAAATTGCCGGGTACGTTAAAGACAAGTACCCCGGAACCTCCAAAGCCAACACCTTTAATATAGGCGCAGGGCAGCAATTATCTTGGCTTTTGTTTATTAAGCTTAAGGAACCCTTTGGTACCCTCACAGACGGCGGTAAGGAGTTATGCCACGCCCTAGGCATCAAAATACCGTACACCAACCCCGCACGTAAAGACTTTATATCCCGAGTTACCGAACTAAAAGGTAAAGAATGGGCCAAAGCCGCCTACAACTCAAAAACTAAAAAAATGGGCCGACCTAAAAAAGTAGGAGACCCCTGGCAGTACATGAGTTGCGGTAAAGTCTCAATGGCGGTGGCGGCTATGAGATACAAATGGGTTGCCCGCCTTTTGAAGTATAGAAGTAACGAGAAGCTGCGCAGCACGTACATAGTGGGCATCCAGTCCCGCATGAAGTACGGCATCATTCGCCCCTCCTTTCTACAGCACGGGACAACGTCCGGCAGGTACTCTAGCCGCAACCCTAACTTTCAAAACCTTCCAAGAGACGACAAGCGCGTCAAAGCTTGTATCATCGCTAGGCCGGGTAAGGTTTTTGTAGGCGCGGACCAATCACAACTAGAGCCCCGCGTATTTGCTAGCTTATCGGGAGACGAGACGCTCATGGGCTCATTTGCCAAAGGGGAAGATTTCTACTCCGTAGTAGGATCGCCGGTATTTGGCATCCACGACGCCACACTAGTCAAAGACGGCTCGCCTAACTCCTTCCCCGTCAAATATCAAAAGCTGCGTGACTTATCCAAGGTTATTGCCCTGGCCACGCCCTACGGCACCTTAGCCCCGCAAATGTCTAGCGAGCTAGCCCTCAAGGCCGGTATCATCAAGTCTAAGGACGAATGTCAAGACATTATCAATACCTACTTTGAGACCTACCCCAAAGTTTATAAGCTAATGCTAGACGCCCACGCCCAAGCCAAAGAACACGGCGTGGTCTATAACCTCTTTGGACGCCCAAGGCGCATTCCAGAAGCTAAGTTGATAGCAGGGGCCTATGGAAAAAACACCGCGCATAGCGACCTTCCCAGGGCTGCTCGTACTCTATTAAACCTTGCCATGAATCACCGCGTACAGTCTACGGGAGCGTCTATTATGAACAGAGCCGCCATTGCGCTACGCGCTACGATAGACCAACTAATGATTGAAGATAAGAGATGGACAGAAGTTAAGATTGTGCTGCAAGTCCACGATGAGCTTGTGTTAGAAGGGCCAGAAGCCCTTGCCCTCGATATGAGCACGATATTGGGGCACTGCATGGAGACTACGGTGACGCTTCCGGGGGTAGCCCTCAAAGCTGAGCCTAAAATTGCCTATAATCTCGCGGACTTAAAATAAGTTGACTATTTTAGTCGTTTGGAATAATCTAGCTACGTGGTGCTATCAGGTTGACCCTGATAAACACATTAGCCTAATAACGAAAGCTATTTACAGCACAAAAACCGCCGTATACGCGGTAGCGTATTAAATGTTGCTTATACGCACTTGCGTATAGCCTCTAAACAAATCAAGGAAACCAGATGAAAAAAATCACTGAAATTGAGTTGAAGGAAATCCTAGCTAAGCATTTGGAATGGTTTAATACTGGCAAGGGGGAACGTGCAAACCTTAGCAATACGGATCTAAGCTATGCGGACCTTAGCGGTGCGAACCTCCGTAAAGCGAACCTCTGCGGTGCGGGGCTTTGTGGTGCAAAACTCAGCTTTGCGGACCTTTGCGGCGCAAACCTAAGCGGAGCGAACCTCTGCCAGGCGGATCTAAGCAATGCGGGCCTAGCCTTTGCGTACCTAATCGACGCAAACCTAAGCTTTGCGAACCTCAGCGGCGCAAACCTCCGCCGTGCGGACCTAAGCTTTGCGGACCTCTACGGTGCGAACCTCCGCCGTGCGGATTTAAGCAACGCGCACATACACGACGCGGACCTCAGTAAGGCGGACCTAGGCGGTGCGGACCCCTACAGCGCATATATGTACGGCGCAAAGCTTCCTATCAAACTTAAGGGGACCAAATGAAAACTATTTACGTTACTAAGATTACCGTAGAATCTTATAACCAATTTGTTAGTATGGGATACACCATAATTTTTGTGAGTAGCAAATGGATGTCATAATTAAACTTTTTCCTATTCTAGCCGTGCTTTATTTAGCGCGCGCAATAAGAAAAATTAACAGGCAAGTGCTTAAAACTCCAGACCAGCTAGCGGCTGATGTGCGACGGCGCGTCCTGCGGCGTCAAATAACCGCCCGCCGCACCCCCAGACTATGCGCAAAACACTCTACACGCCTCCAAACGGGAAGCATGGCCATACTGGATAGCAAAAAATGCGAAGAGTGTAATAAACCCCCTAGAACTGTATAATTTTAGTACAGCAGCCTAAACTTTTTTCTTTATTAAAATCAAATACTTATCTTTAAATAGCTTATTCTTATCTAAAAACAAAGATTAAAAAGAGACACAAAAAAACTATTGTGTCATGCTTTGTTTATGAAAAACGTCTTTAATAAAATCAAACGCTTATATAAACAACTAGCAGGACGGCTACCTAGCCCCCTACCTGTAGGTATTAACGAATTTAACGCCTGGTGCGACGATATCAAGGCCACGTATGATTTGCCTACACAGTCGGACGATGATATTCGTTTTACTTGTGCGGCAGTTATTATGCGTTTTAACGAGATTGCAGATGCTAAGCCTAAGTATTTCTTTGTAAGGGCGATGCGCTCAGGGGCCGCTAAGCAAATTGCGGGCTACGCCTTTGGTGAGGTCAAGAACAGACAACAGGCCGCGTACAAAGCCGCCCAAGAGGCTGCAAATGTCCCTCAAACCTCTGAAGCTTAAGAAGCTGCAAGCCCTCTGGGACCGAAAACTTAAAAAATCCGGGTTTGAAGACGCAGAGGACAATACGGGTAAGCTTAAGAGTTACCATAGCTTAGAGTTTTTTAATTCAGGTCTACGGCATCCCGATTATCAAGAGGGTAAAGCTGAGTACTACAGAGCCGCAGGACATTTTTTACATTCTTATAAGTTTGCGGACAAAGAAGAGGAGCATCTATGGCAAATGCACTGCGAGGGGCAGAGTCTCAAACACTACAGAAGCAAGAAATATACCTGCTCAAACATAATTTACCGGGCGATTCGTCGCCTAGCCAAAGAAATGAAAGCATCGTGGAAGACGTAACTAACAAAAATGAGCTAGTAGAGCTAAGGCCCGAAGTAGAGGCCGATAGGCCGTTTATTTTCGCTACCTGGCTTAAAGGCCTTCGCCACGGTAACGACTACCACGGCAGTATCGAAAGCGAACCATACTTTAGGCACCAACACAGTCGAATTGAGGGCATCCTAAACGACTTCGACACCACAGTGCGAATCTCCTGCCTCAAAGAAGACCCCTCTGTAATCTTGGGGTACTGCGTATACAAAGACACAACCCTACATTGGGTTTTTGTTAAGAAGGCGTGGCGTAAGATTGGCCTTGCTAAAGACATGGTCCCCAAAAATATTAAAACTGTTAGTCACGTAACAAAGGTAGGCCAGGACTTGTTACGTAAGCAATCTGGCATTAAATTTAACCCTTATCTGGAGTAAGTATGACCGAAAAAAAGCCCCGCACTAGCGACGAGATTCAAAAAGAGTATCAACATCTCGCATTTAAAGCAGGTAATCTTCAATATGCCATCGTAGAAAATCAAAAGGATTTGGCCCTTATCAATAGCTCGCTGCGCGACCTTAACTTTGAGTTTACCGCCGCTAAAGCCTCCGAAGCCCCTCCCGCAGGTACTGCCGAATGAATCGCAAAGTAACTCAAATTTCTGTTCACCAGGTAACCCTTATCCCCAACGCCGGTAACCTCAAAAATACCATTAACCAGGGCTCTAACCCTGAGTTTAGCATGCACGCTACAGAGGTCGGCGTAGAAGTTGAATCTAAGTCTAAAAACGTATATTTCCTTGTTCCTTGGGGGAATATCATCGCGGCTACGTTTGCCGGTCCCAAGGATGCATGAGTAAGAAACTCATTGTAGAGCCGCTCAAGGATGAGCTTGGGGCTTATGTAAAGCCTCCAATTGCAGAGAAGCCCTCTATTCCTTCTGACTTGTCTATTGACGAGGAGATGGATAAGGGGCTTCTCGCTATTCACCGTTTAATGAAACAGGTTAACGAGGACGTGGTTGCTCGCTCTAATCTAAAAGAAACAGTAGTAATTTTAAAGGCTTGCATGGATATGCTTCGCGACCTTAAAAAAGCTGAGACCGACTTACTGGATACGCTCAGCGAGGATCAATTACAGGCTTACCTGGACTCTAGGAAATGAAACCCACAACCGCCTCTATTGTTAAGCGGATTAGGCGCAAGGAAGGTTACAAACCTAAGCCTATCGAGCTAGACCCTCGCTTCCCGGAACAAAATGCCTTTGTATTAGACGACGCCCGGTACCTTGACGCCCAGTGCTCCCGCCGCTCAGGCAAAACTAACGGGCTAGTTTTAAGGTTCCTGCGCACCATGGAAAAACACCCTAAAAGCCAGTGCGTGTACATGGCCATGACATTTGACTCTGCTAAGCAGATCATGATGCCTGCTATCCAGGAGCAGGAGGATAAGTATAAGATTGGCCTAACCTTTACCGATTCAAAGGTAAAACACCCCAATGGTGCCGTATTGCATCTTATGGGCGCAGACCAAAAGAATTTTATCAAGCGCCTCAAAGGCCGCAAATTCCCCGGCGTGGCCATTGATGAAGCCCAGGACTTTGGAGCACACTTACAATCGCTCATTGACGATGTTCTTACCCCCTCCATTGCCGACTATGCCGACGGCTGGCTTGCACTTACAGGCACTCCAGGCCCCGTACCACAGGGGTACTTTTTTGAGGTAACTCAGCAACGCAAATACGGGTACTCTCATCACTCTTGGACGATCCTTAACAATCCCTATATGCCCAACCCTGCGAGCTTCATTGCAGACCTCATCTCTAAAAGGGAGTGGGCGCATGATCATCCAACGCTGCTTAGGGAATGGCAAAACCAATGGGTGTTAGACGTACAGGCGTTGTGGGTAAGGTATAACGAAAAACTTAATAATTACGATACGTTGCCTGAAGGTAAATACACCTACGCCTTGGGCATTGATATCGGGTTTAACGATGCCGACGCCTTAGCTGTAGTGGCGTGGTCAGAAGACAGCCCGGTAACGTATCTAATAGAAGAAATTATAACAAAGAAACAAGGACTTACCGGATTGGTAGAGCAAGTACAGGGATTACGTAAAAAATATGACTTTGCTAAGATGGTTATAGACGAAGGTGGGCTAGGTAAAAAGCTTGCCGAAGAGATGCGCCGCAGGCACTCTATACCCGTTCACCCGGCAGATAAAATGCGTAAGCAAGAGAGTGTTGAGTTTATGAATGACGCCCTGCGCCTTTCAAAGCTCAGGGCTAAAAAAGAGTCTCAATTTGCCAAAGACTCTTACCTAATCCAGATTGATTGGGACAAGTCTACCCCTAACAGGATCGTCATTAAAAAGAAACCCCACAGCGATATTATCGACGCGGTGCTGTACATTTTTAAAGAGTCCCCAGCTTTTTCCTATGAAAAACCAGTAGTTAAGGCTAAGTACGGCACTAAAGAATGGGCCGACTCCCAGCAAGACGAAATGTGGGAAAACGCTCAGACGCACTTCTCCGAACAGGCAGACCTAGAGCGCTACAATAACGGCCAAAACGACTAAAAAGTCAGTTTTTTGACCTTTTTACATGAATTTTTACTAAAAATGGGCACTATATCCATATTTGAGGTATACACTTGCTCCCATTCATGAAAGCTAAGTCGGTCGCCGGGCTCATTATCTCTAAGCGCAAGCCGGACGACGGCTCGCCCGCAGAAGCCCCCGAAGCCTCAGAAGACTCGGGCATGGATGCCTGCTCAGAGTCCCTAATCCGCGCCATTCACTCTAAAGACGCCAAAGCAGTCTCTTCTGCCTTGCGTGACCTTTTGGAGATAATGGAACCTGCGGAGGGAGAAGAATCCTTAGAAGATTCCAACACTTACGCGTCCCAGAATATTAAAGCAGCAAAGGAACAAATTTAATGGCTAATTTTTACACTACTCAAACCTCCCCAGGACTAGGAACCATCCTTACCGTTAAGGTTCCTACCCAGGACCGCTACCGCGTGTCCGGTAAGATCACTCTTCCTACCATCCCCGAAGGCGCCATGCAGTCGTCGGTTGTGGCTGTAGTCAATGTTAACGGCTCTCCCGTCTACACGGGGCAAGTAGGCGCCCGCGGCTTTGAAACCTCCCCATTCTGTAACGCTAACGACATCATCACCGTGGTGCTCAGTTCGGCTAACGTAGCAGATCAGGGTTTGAATGTAGTTAAGACTACCGTCGCTATTAGCGAAGGGGTCTCGTAATGTTTAAGAAAAAGTCTAGAGGTATGCCTGAATCGCCTTCTGAGTTTTCCCTATCTCAAGCACTTGGCGCGCAGAAGTACGGCAAAAAGAAAAAAGCTTTGGGTTTTAAAGACGGCGGCTACGTAGAGCCCCAGTATGACCAATATGGGCGTAAGATTGAACGTAAATCTCGCATCCCAGGCGGCGACGGCTCGCCTAGCATTGACCCAGTAAAAGCTAAAGAGATGCAAGACGGCGCCGAAGAACCTTTTAGCTTTAAAAAATCACTCGCTAGGGGTAAAAAAGCTTTGGGTTTTAAAGACGGCGGCGCTGTTGCGGAAAGCGGGCACCCTTATAGCCGTAACCTAGGCACCCCGGCTAAGAAGCCGGATGACCACCGCCTCCCCGAGCATGAGTATATGGGCGAAAACTGGTCATATGGCGAACCTCCCCCCCGCAAGCCCGACGATAGTCGCCCCCCAATGGAGCGCTACATGGCGGACCATTTTGCAGAAGGCGGCCTAGTTGAGTCTATTGCTGAAGCCGTCATGCGCAAGATGGCAGAAGGCGGGCAAGTTGACCTAGAGCACCATTCAGAAGAAGAGCCGAACCAGTACTACGATATGAACGAGGATACCGCTAACGAAGAGCAATACGACCTCTCTAAACAGCCCGAAGACTCCAACCAGAAGGGCGACGACGAAGAGGACGAAGAATCAGATAAGCATGGCATGGTGTCGGCTATCCGCTCCAAAATGAAGGCTAAGAAAGGCCGCTAACTTGAGCCTCCCAAGCGCAAAAGACCTTAAGCAGCTTGCCAAAGCCTGCCGCGCGGTAGGTATTACCTCGTTTGAAGGCGACGGCATCAAGTTTACGCTAGGCCCTATTGAAGCTGCCCCATCAAAACCGCCTACTGGCACCCAGGCCCCTGATTTGGGTGCCAATGAGGTTGATTCGGACGAACTATCTCAAGACGCCTTGCTTTTCTGGAGCACTGGCGGTGAAAGCGAATCTCAGGAGAATGCGTGAAAGTCACAAATGTTGAAGTTAAATCCTCTGTAACGCTCAACACTTCCGGCAAAAAGGCTAAGGATCAAAAAACTTTTCAATGGTGGCTTGCTAAGAACGATCGAGACCTGTGCTCTGAGCTACTAAGCACCGCCGCCTTTCTTAAAGAATCTCAAAACTTCCGCTATAAGCAATCCGCAGTATACGCAAAGCTGTACGGTAACATGAGCTTGTTTTCGTTTCTAGGCGCCTCTGCCTCTAAGATGGATGCCCCGCAAGGGCTGCCGTCGGATCGACCCACGTTCAACATCATTCAATCCGCCGCCGACACCCTGGTATCACGCATCTCCCAGTCTCGCCCCACGCCAGTATTTCTAACCGACAACAGCGACTACAAAGAACGTAACCTCGCGAAAAAACTCAATAATTTCATTTTAGGAGAGTTTTACCAGACTAAGTCTTATGATAAGGGCGTCATCATGCTTCGCGACGCCCTGGTAACGGGTACCGGCTGCCTAAAGGTCTTTCGTACCGAAGACGATAAGGTAGGAGTAGAGCGGGTACTTAACACCGAGCTACTTGTAGACCCTAATGAAGCTATTTACGGCGAACCTCGTCAACTACACCAGCTTAAGTTGGTTGACCGGCGCGTACTCATGGCGGCTAACCCTAAGTTTAAAAAAGAAATTGAAGCTGCTGACCGCGCCTATGTGGACAACTCCGCAGACTCTGCCCGAAGCGTTTCTGATTTAGTGCTGGTAGTAGAGGGCTGGCATCTTAAGTCAGGTTCTAAGGCTACAGACGGACGCCACACCCTCGCGTGCTCCTCTGGTATCATTTTTGATGAAGAATACACCAAAGACAAATTTCCCTTTGTTTTCCTGCACTACTCCCCTCGCCTCCTAGGCTTTTGGGCTCAAGGCTTGGCGGAGCAGCTTATGGGCACACAGCTAGAAGTCAACTCCCTCCTATATACTATCTCCCGCGCTATCAAGCTTGTAGGTGTCCCTCGCGTGTTTCAGGAAATGGGTTCCAAGGTTGTCCGCTCTCATCACAATAATGAGATTGGCGTCATCATCACCTACCAAGGCACCAAGCCTACCTATGAGGTCGCCCAGTGCGTCCCAGAGGAGCTATACGCCCAGCTACAGCGTCTTATCGGGTACGGGTACCAACAGTGTGGCGTAAGCGCCCTGGAAGCCTCTGCACAAAAACCGGCAGGACTTAACTCGGGAGAAGCCATTAGGAGCTATGATGACATTTCTACAGATCGCTTTGCTTCCTTGTCTCGTCGATACGATAATGCTTTTGTTGACCTTGCATATCTTGTGGTCGACGCCGCCAAGGACATTGCAGACGATACGGGCGAGTATCAAACCGTCTACCCCGGCAAGAACGGCGTTAAGCAAGTAGACTTGCCCAACGCGTCCCTTCTACAAGACCCTTTTGTAATTCAAGCGTTTAACATGTCCAGCCTCCCACGTGACCCCGCAGGCCGCATGCAAAAAGTCACCGAGATGATCCAGGCCGGTATGATTACCCTCAAAGAAGGCCGCCGCCTCCTAGACTTCCAAGACTTGAGTCAAATCGAGACCTTAGCTAATGCATCCGAAGAACGTATCTTTCAGATGCTTGACGCCATTATTGAAGACGGCACCTATAGCCCTCCAGACCCCTTCCTAGACCTAGACCTAGCCTCTGAGCTTACCGTGCAGTACATCAATCTGTATGGTGCCGCTAAGCTTGAAGAGGAAAAGATGCAACAGCTACGCGACTACTTCACGCAAATACAGGAGCTAAAGCAGGCCGCTGCACCGCCTCCTATGGAGGCCCCTCCAGGAGACCCTAGCGGCGCCGCACCGGGCCAAGCTCCTATGGCCTCCCCAGAGGCTATGCCTACGTCAAGCCTAATTCCTAATGGAGCGATTCAGTAATCTACTAAATCCATTTATATATGAATAGATACAGGAAGTATCCAAGGCGAGTGGGCCTTACCTACTCAACATAGAAGCGACTTTAATAACCCAGCAAGGAAACCCCTAACCATGTCTTTTTCAACCGTACCCAAAGCTGCCCCGTCCCCCGTCCCAGGCGCCCTTAACCCCGTCCCAGGCGCCCCTCAGAGCGCTAAAGAACGTGCTATCGCAGCGTTTAAAGCGGCTGCCCCCGCCGCCGTCGCCCCCCCTGAGTCCGTAGAAGCGTCCGAGTCTCCAGAAGCTGAGGCACTAAATCCTACTATTGAAGGCAAGTCTTCTGAAACCCTCCCCGAAGTACCCGAGAAGGTTGAGGATAACAAGCTTTCATCGCAATATGCCCAGCTTGCCCGCAAAGAGAAAGCAATCCGCGCGCAAGCCATGCAAGTCAAGGCTCAGAATGATGCCCTTGCCGCTCGCGAAGCCTCTATCAAGGCTAAAGAAGCGGAACTATCGGGGGATAGCTATATCCCCAAGGCCAAACTCACGGCAGACACTATGCGGGTTCTACAAGAGGCCGGTATCTCTTATGAGCAGATTACCCAAATGGCGCTCAATGCTCCCTCGCAAGAGGAGCAGCAATATGAGTCTAAAATCTCAGCCTTGGAAGCTAAGATCTTAGCCCTAGAAGAGGGCCAAACTAAGGTAACTAAAAACATTGAGGACAGCCAACAGAATGCCTATAAACAGGCAGTGAGTCAGATCCGCGCCGACGCTAAGCAATTGGTATATACCTCAGAAGAGTTTGAAACTATTAAGGAAACTAACTCTGTTAATGAAGTAGTGGACCTCATTACCCAAACATTCGAGAAGGGCATGGGAGACGAATACCCTAAAGGAACGCTGCTTACTGTAGAGCAAGCCGCGCAGATGGTAGAGGATCATCTGTACGAAGAAGCTTTTAAACTTACGAAACTTAAGAAAATCCAAAAGCGGATGTCTGAGAATGCTGTTGCAACAGCTTCAAAAGAAGCCGCCGCCAAGCAAGGCGACCCTGAACAGCAAAGCGGTGCAAAGTCAGTCACCATGAAAACGCTAACTAACAAAGACGGCAGTGCTCGGAAGCTAACAGCGAGCGAACGCGCTATCCTTGCTTTTAAAGGCGAACTAAGAAAATAACTAAGCATATCGCATAGTTATCATTTAAAATAAGAAAGTAGACACACCATGGGCGCAGTTTATGCAAATAGTTCCAATCAGATCGCGAGTTTGAAAGAACTCTATAAAGATGACTCCGATTACATGAAGGATATGGTTTATAAAGAAAACCCCTTCCTTGCCCTCGTCCCTAAGAACGAGTCTCCAGACGGGTTTGCCGGTAAGTACATCCCGGTCCCCCTCGAATACGGCACTCCTCAAGGTCGCGCGCACACTTTCGCTAATGCCCAGAATCAACAGACGGCAACGTCTCTGGCTAGCTTCTTTGTGTATGTGATTCAGGATTATCAACTCGTTACGATTACCAATCTCTTGATGGAACAGACCAAATCCGACGCAGGCGCGTTTGTGGATGCGGCTAAGCTCCAGATGGACGGCGGTTTCCGCAACATCACTAACAACATCGCTTTCGAAATCTTCGGCAGCGGTACCGCCACGCGCGGCATCTCTGCCATTACCTCCAGCCAGGTCGGCGGTGTTGCTCCTAGCGGCGTGACCCTTCCTTTGACCAACTCGAATTCGGTTGTTGCGTTTGAAATTGGCATGTTGCTCGTGGCTTCGGCTACGGACGGCGGCGCCCCTTCGTCGGATACCGTGTTGATTACGGAAGTGAACCGCGCCAGCGGTGTGATTAAAGGTACGGCTTCGGCGGCGGTTCTTTCCGCTAACTGGGCAATCGGTACCGCAATTGCGTATCTCTCCATCTCGGGAGATATCCCCCTCTCTGGCGCAGTGAACACCGGCAGCTTCCTGGCCCTTTCCGGCCTTGCTGCTTGGATTCCTGTAACCTCTCCTGCTCCTACTGACAACTTCTGGGGTGTTAACCGCAGCGCCGACCCGACCCGCCTTGCCGGTCTTCGGTTCGATGCTCGCGCTTACACCATTGAAGAAGGCATGACCAACGCGCTTGCTTTCAGCAATCGTGAAGGCGCTAAGCCTGACCTGTGCATCATGGACTTCGCGTCCTATGCCGCACTCGTTAACGCTTTGGGTGCTAAGGTTCAGTACGTTCAAGTTAACCATGACGAAGTTGAAGTAGCTTTTGAAGGTATCACCTTCCAGAGCGCCTATGGCCGCGTCACGGTGCTCGCGGATCGTAGCTGCCCTCCCCAGACTGCATACCTCCTCACTATGTCGACTTGGAAGCTCCGCTCGCTCGGTAAAGTCCCCCACATCCTCACTTACGGAATGGAAGGGCTTGAAGGCCTCCGCGTCGGCAATGCGGATGCTCTGGAAATCCGCATCGGCTACTACGGGAATTTGATTTGCTCAGCACCCGGCTTTAACTGCGTGGTCCAGCTTAGCAACTAAGTTACTGTAATTATTAGATAAACTAAGGGCCCCGGGTCAATGACTCGGGGCCTTTTTTATTTGTAGTGACCAATATTGTCCCTCCTGCCTAAAAGTTATACAATATCGCACCTTAACAGTACAGTAATTTTAACCCTCTACTTTGGCACAGACCCTGCAACACTTAGTATCATATCGGAGGATTTATGATTAAACTGTTGCGGTTCATGATTAAACTAGGCTACTGGGGTAAAAGACACAAAGTACGTAACGATATTATCTTAGTTTCACTTTTTGTGATGGGAGTATAACATGCTAGATAAATATAAAGAACAAGTCCTACTCGTCCAGATGGAAAAAGCCCTCCTCGCCCTTGGCCCAGAAGCCTTTCTTGAACTGGTACATGAGACTTACGGACGAGCAAAGCTAAGCGTGTCTGAAGACTTGGACGACGGCGCCGCAGGTAACATGGCTCGCCATGAGGCCGCAATTGAGTGTATTATTTTAAACTTGGAAGACTCTAATGACGGGGAATCCCCTGAAGACGAAGTCAATTTTTTGGATCAAGGTTAATATGAAATTTAAATTTACAGACGAGACCAAGACTAGCCTCACCGGTGAAACTATTTACCGCATTGAAGCTATTGAGGATATCCCTAGCCAAAGGGTTAAAGTTGGAGACAAAGGGGGATTTGTTGGTAAATCTGCTCAGGTAACGGGTGATGCATGGGTGTCCGGCAACGCCCGAGTGTACGGCAACGCCCACGTGTCCGGCAACGCCGAAGTGTCCGGCGACGCCCACGTGTACGGCGACGCCCACGTGTACGGCAACGCCCACGTGTCCGGCTACGCCTTTGTGTCCGGCAACGCCCAAGTGTCATCCACCGCCCAAGTGTCCGGCGACTCCCTTGTGTCCGGCAACGCCCAAGTGTACGGCAACGCCCTTGTGTGCGGCGACGCATGGGTGTCCGGCAACGCCTGCGTGTCCGGCGACGCCCACGTGTACGGCGACGCCCACGTGTACGGCAACGCCCGCGTGTACGGCGACGCATGGGTGTCCGGCAACGCCCAAGTGTCATCCACCGCCCGTGTGTACGGCAACGCCCGCGTGTACGGCATCGCCCAAGTGTCCGGCGACGCCATTGTGTCCGGCTACGCCCGTGTGTACGGCGACGCCGAAGTGTCCGG